AAGACTCGGCGGTCATCCGCCACGCGCGCACGGGGTCATACCCCACCCCACCCGCTCACGTCAAGGTGACTCGCATCACGCTTGACAGATCACGTCGCAGCGTCCATCCTCGCGCGTCTCGCGCGCCTTCTTCCCCTCGCCGGGCAAGTCCTCCAGGGACCGGCCGAACGGCCCGGAGAACGGCGCTCAGCCATGCGGAAACCGGCTCTGACCTGCGCGGCTTGACAGAGCTGTGCAACCTGCGCTTAGCTTCTGCCTGTCGCCACGACGGGACGCCGCAAGGGACACGACAGCGTCACTTGCACACCGGCTCAACCTCTGGTAGAGTCGAGCTCAGCAAGGCAGCAACACAGCGAGTGAGTGACCAGGGTTACCGATGCACCTGGGTACGAACTGCGACCGGTGGTTAACGGCTCGCTCGCAGAGTGTGTAAGCCGAGCGAAGCGCAACTTGCACAACCGGCCCGAGCCTGGTAAGCTCGGAACAGAGCGAGGCCGAAGGGCCCAGCTCACACGAACTTCGCAAGGCGCTCATCCGGCCCCCGCAAGGGACGTCGCAACACCTCCCCCGGAGGTGTGTGGGTGGGTAGGCAGGGCACAGGTCCCCCGATCGGGAGGGTCTGGGGAGGGGTGGGTATCCACCTCGCTGATCCGGATCTGAGCGTGAGGCAGAGGCCGAACCCCTGGGGTACAGCCACCAACCGCCGCCCGTATCCACTCGGGCAGTCGTGATCAGGCCGTACGCTTCGGAGAGGGATGCCACGATCCGGAGGGCTACGATCGCTGCCAGTGCCAGTAGGTGACCAGGGCTCTACGTTCCAACTCGGAACGGAACGGGAAGCCGCAAGGCGGAACGGACCGGGAAGAACGGAACGGAGACAGGCACTCGGAAGCCTGCCAGCAAGTTCCGAGAGAGAACGTCCCGCCCCGGTGTGAAGGGGGCGGGGGGAGGCAGTAAGCCTCCCGCAAGGACCACTCCGAGCTCGGCCCTTCGGGGTGTCGGGAGCCATCGGCTCAGAACCCGAGTGGTCTACCAGGTCCCTCGCCGATGCGAGGTTGACCTTGCACCGCAAGGTGTGTAACCTGAGCAACAGAACGAGGGAGCGCGACATGATGATCTGCGGTATCTGCTCCGACAAGGCGACGCACTACTTCGCCACGGTCGGCAAGGGCAACCAGGGTCGGTGCTACGACCACGCCATGCAGTTCGGGTACCCGGAGTACCTGGTCGAGATCAACCCGCCGAAGCCCGCTCTGCGGCAGCCCGGCTACGTGATCCTCTTCAACGAGGGCAACGGCAACGAGGACGAGGTCGCTGTGACCTGGCCCTTCGAGGAGGAACTGGCCTCCTGGTGGGTCGGCAACATCACCGGCTGTGAGTCGGTGGACGCTGACTGGCTGGTCGCCGATGCCGCGTACGACCCGTACCGCCCGCAGTACCTGGAGCGGACGGACGTCACGGTGGAGGTCACCCGTGTCACTTGCCTGGCACTTGTGTAAGTGACGCAACAAGGCGAAACCCCTTCGGGGGTCCGGCCAGGTGGTTCCTGGTCGCTGATGAGCCAGCCTGCTCGAATCGAGGGAGACATCATGAGCGTCCAGCTCCGCAAGGGTGAGTCCGTGAACCTGAACCAGCTCGCCCGCCAGACGCAGAGGGAGAGCGTCCTGAAGGGCCTCCTGCGCAACGACCTGCGGGCCCTGGCCCTGCGGTTCGGCGGCGCCCGATGAGAAGGAGGCTCGCAACCCTGCTGATCGGGTTCCTCCTGGGTGGGGGAGTGGTGTACGGGACGACGAGCCCGGCACCGGTGGACAAGGTCGCCACCTTCAACGACGGGTGGTCGGACTCGAAGCAGGACGACTGCGACAACGGGTCGCTGTACGCATGCAACTGGCTGGAGGCCAACTGATGGCGATTACTGCCACGTTCAAGACCGAGGCGGCCGACGCGAAGGGCGGTCTGACGCTCGGCGAGCTGAGGAAGCTGCTGGACGCGGTCGACGAGAACGCTCCGGACGACGCCCCGATACGGGTGAAGGTGGGGTGGAGGTCGCAGATCACGAACATCGAGATCGGATGAAGGCGAAACCCCTTCGGGGGTCCGGCCGGCTTGGGTAGCCGACCGCTGATGAGCCAGCCTGCTCAATCCCAAGGAGTCACTGTGACGACTTACGTGCACCCTGCGTCGTGGGACGAGTACACCGCCGCCCTTGACTGGGCGAGGTCGAGCTCGGAGCGCATCGCTGAGGCGACGAGCAAGCCCGAGGAGATGCCGCGAGGCTCGCGGTACTACCTCACCGCCGACTTCCAGTCGGGGTTCGGCGTCCACCAGGACGGCACGCTGATCGGTCTGTTCAGCACCGTCAAGGGGCGCGGTACCGACCTGGTCTGGGACGCGGTGACGCACAAGGGGGCCACGAAGCTGGACTGCTTCGACGGGTTCCTGCCGGACTACTACAAGCAGTTCGGGTTCGTCGAGACCGAGCGGGTCGCGAACTGGACGCCCGGCCAGCCGGCCGTCGTGTTCATGAGCCTGGTTGTGTAACTGACGCAAGCGTGATACTGTCGCAACAGAGCGAGGGGCGGGGATGACCGCGAAGGAACTGCGCGAGGCGCAGGGGGCGGGCATGACGATCGTCGGAGCCGTCAGACCGGCAGTCGGCCGGGAGATGGAGTGGAGCCCGCGTCGGAAGAACGACGCACTGCCCTGGATCGAGAAGGGCCAGACGCAGCCCTGGGCCAGGTACCGCAGCAGGGAAGTTCAGGCAGTCCAGTAGAGGAGAAGACCGTGGACGGATACAGCATCACCCCGGAGTACAGCGTCGAGGAGCTGGCCGAGCTCCTGGCGGAGCTGGAGTTCGGCGAGCGGAGAAGGGTCCTGGAGCTCGCGGACAAGATCGCGGCATCGCACTACGAGTGAAGGCGAAACCCCTTCGGGGGTCTGGCCGGGTGGTTCCCGGTCACTGATGAGCCGACCAATGCAAGTGCAGGCAGTCCATTCAGCGAGTCCGAGAGGGCCACATGAAGATCACCCGCAGCCAGGTGTTACTCGAACAGCGCGGCTTCCGCGAGGAGAGTAACTGGGAGTTCGCGTTCCACAGGGAGCTCCCCTCGATCTGAACTGCGCAGTACCTCACATCAGAGGCCCGGCCGGCTGCGGTCGGTCGGGTCGGTGTGAACTCCATGCGAAACCGGGGTGAGTCCCTACTCGTCCTGGTCGGCCAGGCGCGGCGGCCTGGTCCTGATGAAGCAGCCTGGAGGAGAGATCATGGAGCTGGACAGGGAGACCCTGGAGCAGGCGGCGCAGGAAGCGCTGGAGCGCCCGAGCAACGCGATGTTCTGGGACGACCGCCTGTTCGAGACGCACGGCGCGGTGTTCCACTGGGCCGAGTACAGCGACGACATCCTGGAGGAGTCCAACTACCTCACCGCGCTCGACCTGATCAAGGGGGCGGCGGGTGACAACGCGGACGAGCACGTCATCGACGGGACGTCCCGGCACTGGGCCTGCGGCTCCCTGCGCACGATCTACGTCCAGGTCTACGAGACCTACGAGGACGAAGAGTGCGAGTGCGAGCCCACCTGGGAGCATGAGGACGACTGCGAGCAGGACGAGTACAGCGTGTACTGCCAGCTCTACTGCCGCATCGAGTGCGACGGTGAGCAGTGCCTGCCCGAGCAGGAGGAGTTCACCCCCGCGTTCATCGAGGCGACCAAGCTGGCCCTGTACCTGAAGGAGGGCGGCGCCATCCTCGACGACTCGGACTACTGCGAGCGCGAGTGGGAGGCGTTCGAGAAGGCCCTGAAGGAGGCTGTCGAGAACGCGCAGCGCGAGTACACCCTCGTCGACTCCTGCGAGGACGACGACGCAATCGCGCAGCGGTTCTACGAGGACGAGTCGACGACGCACCGCAACCAGTGGAGCTGCCCGGACGACGTGAGCTGGGAGATCGTCGAGGAGGAGTACCGCGAGGCGCGGGACGCCTACTTCCTGGAGAAGGCGACCGAGGTCTACCGGTGGAACGTCCTCGGATACAACCCGGACCAGCTCGAACTGTTCGCGGCCTGAGTGTGTAAGTGACGCCGAAACCGCCGAGAGGCGGTCGGGGTGGGGTGGCGCCTACCTCCTGATGATGGCAGCCATGAGTGTGAAGGTGTAACAGTGAACTGGAACCCGTTCAAGCGCAAGACCGTCGCGACCCCGGCCCCGACCCTGGTGGTCCAGCACGACGAACTGAACGATGCCCTCGCCGAGCTGGCGAGCGTGTTCGGGGACGGCATGACCGCCGACCACACCGGCTCGGGCTTCACCTGCACGGAGGCGGACACCGTCGCCCGAGTCCTGGTCCTGGCGGGCCACACCGACGCGGCCGAGACCTGGCTGCACGGCCACGCGGACGGCGACGACGGAGGCGACAGCCACTACCACTACGACTCCGAGGACGACCCGGAGGACGAGGGCCGTCCGATGACCGAAGAGGACATCGCCAAGTACGTCGCCGAGTGGCTGTCGTGAGCCGGGCGTGGGCCCACCTGCACCTGCCCCGACTGAAGTCGGGAGTGCGGGACGTGATCAGCCTGAAGGTGCCGGGCGAGCGCATCGAGTACGTCTCGGCGACCGGGCTGAACGACGTGGAGTTCAAGGTCCATGAGCACGGCCGCAAGCGGGCCATCTTCGAGAACCGCCGCAACGTCCACGCCTGGGTCGTCGGCGAGCTGAAGTGGCAGATGACGGGAGTCACCCTCTACACGCTGGCCGGAGGCATGCGGAAGGCGGTGTACGACCCCTGGAAGGGCGGCACCTTCGTGGACGCCGAGACCCTGGAGCCGGTGCTCAGGGCGGAGGGCGCGGTCCTGATCGGGAAGGACGTGTACTACCAGTGAACGCAACGATCAAGCTGCGCATCGACAACGCCTACGAGGACGGCGCGGAGATCGAGACCGAGGCGGTCACCACGGTGCCGCTCCCGTTCCCCGACGACCTCGACGAGCAGACCGACTGGGCGTACGAGCACATCTTCCCCGAGACCGGGACCGGACGGACGGACGGCGCCGCCTACTACGAGGCGGAGATCGTCGAGTCGACGGCGCCCGAACTGCTCGGCAAGACCTTCGAGTTCTGAGGCGAAACTACCCCCGTTCGGGGGTGGTCCACCGGACTGGCATGCCGGTGCTGATGAGCCTGCCGCGACGCAAGGAGAACCCCCAGTGACCCCCAAGTTCCGCATCCACGACGCCAACGTCCGCGACTCGAAGCGCAAGGACAAGGCCACCACGCTGGCTCGCCGGGAGATCCGTCACCAGAAGTACGAGAGCAACCCGGCCGTCATCCGCATCGCCGCCAGCGCCTGAACCCGAGGAGACCGACAGTGCCTACCGCCGAGCAGATCAAGCAGTTCCTGACCGACGAGCGTGCGCAGGACATCATCGACACCGCGTCGTACGGAGGCATCACCTACTGGGCGATCAGCCCGAATGACGAGGAGTTCGCCGGCCTGCCCGAGGGCAAGACCTGGACGATCGTCGAGGGCACCGAGCCGCACCCGATCTTCGCCTTCGATGACGAGCGCGAGGTCGAGGGAGTCCACTACCTCAACGCCGACGACATCCGGGAGGCGTACGGCAAGCTGCTCGACATCGACCAGCCGTACGTGAACAGGGAGTACCACGGCTACATCCTCGACTCCTGGCTCCAGCGGACGGAGGAGGACGGCATCGAGACCGGGGACATCGACGCGGGCACGGCGGACATCATCGTCCAGCTCGCCGCGCTCGGAGAGATCCGCTACGGGTGAGTGTGTAACCTGAGCGACTGTGATACTGTAACCCACAGAGAGGCGAAACCGGCGAGAGCCGGTCGGCGGGAGTGGACCTCCCGTCCTGATGAAGCCAACCACTGTGAAGGTGACGCAAGCATGAGCATCGACGAGATCAAGGCGCACGGCCCCTACACCCTGGCCCAGATGGCGGACACCGCCAGCCCGGACGCGAAGGGTTCGCCCGGCGCCATCTTCCTGATCGACATCCGGGACGCGGTGGTCGAGGCGTTCGAGGAGGACGGCGAGGTCGACGAGCGCAAGCAGGGCGAGATCGCGGACGGCGCGGCCAGCGTGATGACCCACGAGAAGTGGCAACAGTGGGTCGACCTGTGCGGCTACCGCGAAGACCTCTCCGAGTTCGGCAAGCCGACCAAGGAGGGCCTGGAGGGGATCGCCGACCTCGCCCTCTACTACATCGCACACCGCCTGGTGACAGCCCTCGTCGAGGAGCTGCCCGCGACCGAGACCGAGGAGGTCTGACCGATGGGTGCCATGAAGAACATCGCGATCGACGTCATGAGCTACGAGGCCGGCGAGCTCGACGCCAGGGAGACGCTGGAGCTGTTCGCCCTGCTCGTCAAGAGCGGCATGGCCTGGACCCTTCAGGGTTCGTACGGCCGGACGGCCAACGAGCTGATCCACGCGGGCTACCTCACCCAGGAGGGTGCGGTCACCGAGTTCGCCGACCTCATGCTGGAGGAGTTGGAAGCGGCGTGACCCTGCCCAAGTTCCCCCGGCAGTTGAGTGCGCGGGTGGACACCGAGCTGATGCGGCACATCCGGACCCTGCGACTCGCGGGTCTGAGCTACAGCCAGATGGTGAAGTGGGGGGTTGCCCTCCTGGCGGACGTCTACCGAGCCGCCTGGCAGTACCGGGTGGTCCCCTTCCCCGAGACCCCTGAACTCCAGTCCTACATCTACGCCAAGGGCGCGAAGGCATCCGGCCCGCCCTTCCCCGAAGACACCGAGGAGACACCTCATGAAGAAGCCCCTGCTGATCGTGACCCTGATCGCCGCCGTGCTGGGCTGCCTGATCTCGAACTCCCCGGCCTCGGCCTCGCCGGCCTACAGCCCGAAGCCGGTGACCCTGCCGGCGAAGGTGAAGTACGTCCCGGTGTTCCACATCCCTACGCGGCAGTGCGCTGACGACCACGACGACCGGAACTGCTACTGGGACGGGGCGGGCCCGGCGTACTACGTCGACCGCGCGGGCAACGTGATCTACCTGAACCCGAAGCTGAACTCCCCGGCCGCCCGGAAGGCGTGGACCAAGAAGAACAAGGCCGCGCACCGCGAATACTGGGGCACCGTCTGGGGCCACCGCCTGTGCTGGGCGAAGGTCGGCGACACCTCGTACATCTACTGCTTCGACGGTCACCGCGAGACCTCTTGACCCACCGTGTAAGTGACGCAAGGCGAAACCTCCTGGAGAGGAGGTCCACCGGGCTGGCATCCCGGTGCTGATGAGCCTGCCGCGATGATGGGAGACACCCCAGTGAAGTGCAGCGTGACGAACTCCAAGGGCGAGCAGTGCAAGAACGACGCCCCCGGTGGTGGCATCTGCTCGACCCACTCGTACCGCTTCCGCAGGTACGGTGACGTCCAGGCCGACCGCCCCATCCGCAAGTACACCCCGCGCCAGACGGGCAGCGTGGAGCGGTACCCCGGAGACACCGACGTCGAGCGCTTCTGGGCCCGCGTCCTGGAGGACGACGACCACTGGCTGTGGGCCGGGTCGTTCAACAAGAACGGCGAGGGAGTCGAGACCGACCAGGGCCAGCTCCAGTTCGAGGGCTTCAACCAGTCGGCCCGCCGCGTCGCCTACATCCTGACGCACGGCCCCATCCCGGACGAGGTCCGGATCGTGCACACCTGCACCACCTGGAGCTGCGTCAAGCACACCGAGGCCGTGAACCCGGACGGTACCGCGTGGGTGCGGCACCTCGAAGGGGTGGCTGCATGAGCCGGGAGGACTCCGGCTGGGAGTACATCCGAGGCGTGCCCCGCTGGGCGCCCACGGTCGAGAGCGCCATCGCCGAGCTCACGTACGACAAGTACGGCGAGGAGTACGAGTGGTGGCGGGACAAGCTGATGGACATCGTGCGGGCAGCGCAGCGCGACTGCTCCGACCGCATCACCGCAGCCGCGAACGGCGACGACCCCGACAACTCCTGGGTCGTGAACGCCTTCGACGCAGCGAAGTTGATCTTCCCCGAGTACCCGGAGGACACCGACAGTGAGTGACCTGATCATCGGACTGAGTGGCTACGCCAGGTCCGGCAAGAACGAGGCGGCCAACGTGCTGGTCACCCGAGGCTGGAGGCAGGCAGCCTTCGCCGACAAGCTGCGAGAGTTCCTGTACGCCCTGAACCCCCTGATCCCTGGCCACTACGGCGCCGGGAACCTGCGTCTGCGGACGCTGATCGACCGCACCGGCTGGGACTACGCGAAGACGACGTACCCCGAGGTGCGTGCCCTGCTCCAGCGGACCGGCACGGAGGCCGGCCGGACGGTGCTCGGCGAGAACGTGTGGGTGGACGCCCTGCTCGACGAGCATGCCGGCGCCCCCGCCCTGGTGGTGACCGACGTGCGCTTCCCCAACGAGGCTGACGCCATCCGCGAGCGCGGCGGCATCCTGATCCGAGTGAATCGACCCGGTGTCGGACCGGCCAAGGACAAGTACGGCCGAGCCCACATCAGCGAGACGGCGCTCGACGACTACGACTTCGACCACACGCTGAACAACGACGGCTCGGTGGTCGACCTGCACGACCGGCTCGAAGGCGTGGCCAACCTCGTTGAGCCACACTTGCACATCGCGGCCTGATGTGTGTAAGTTGAACACCATCAAGGAGCTCGACGCCCTGCCGGACGGCACCGAGATCGAGCTTCTGGACAAGAGAGGGACCCGCCTCCACAAGGAGGCCGGCCACTGGCGCAGCCGCGAGAAGGCCGCCACCCAGAACGTCTACACCTACGTCAACACCCGACGCTACGGAGCGCGGGTCATCGAGAGGGGAACCGAGAAGTGATCGAGACGCTGAAGGCCCTGAACGCCCTGATCACCCAGTACCGCGAGGGTGAGGCCGAGCGCACGGCTTCGCTCGACGAGCTGCGCGACGAGGACGGCGAGCCGCTGGACGGCAACTACGCGCACCTCGACGAGCTCCGCTTCGACAAGGCACTGGAGGCGCAGGACGCCCTCGACGGCCTGCTCTCCGCACTGGAGACCCTGACCGGCCGCGACCTGGAGGAGGGCGACGAGGTGACGATCCTCGCCGACGCCGAGACCACGGCTGGAGGCTTCGTGGGCTTCGAGGGTGCGACGAAGGGCACCGTGAAGGCCGGCCCGGACGTGGACGGCGACATCCTCGTCCAGGCCGACAACGGACTGGTCCAGTTCGTGAGCCCCACGTTCCTCACCAAGGGCTGACTGTGTAAGTGACGCGCCGAAACCCTCGGAAGGGGGTCGTCGGGGGGTGTTGCCCCCGGCCTGACGATGGCAGACGAGAGGAGCCAGGCAGTGAGGTACGTGAAGGTCGACATCGAGGGGAAGTTCATCGGCTCCGATGTGACCGTGTACGCCCCGCTCGAAGACGGTGTCGAGTACACCCCGGACGAGATCGAGGACATCGCCCAAGACCTCGTCAACCAGGAGTACACCTGGGGCCACGATGTGGTCGACGAGTCCGAGGTCCCCGAGGACGAGCGTCAGTGAGGATCACCCCGAGGGCGTACGAGGTCAAGAAGATCGTCGACATCCTCGAAGACCCGACGTTCGACAGCCCCGAGCAGATGGCCAAGGCGGTCATCAAGGAAGTCGGGGACATGCTCCAGATGCGAGACCTGTACGTCCTGGTCCACACCTGGGACAGCGGGCACAAGGGCCTGAACTTCGGACCCTTCGGTGCCGTCGCTGAAGCCGAGAGCTGGGCCAAGAAGGTGGCCATCGGAGGCACCGGCAAGATCGTGCCCCTGACTTCCTCCGGGATCATCCTGGCCAACGCCCAGGGCAAGCCCGATGGGTGGCCCGGCTACTGCTGGAACCCCGAGTGCGGACACAGCCCCAACAACCACGCCATCGACGGGTCCAGTCGCGGCAAGTGCCACATCGTCACCTGCGACTGCTCGAAGTTCGTCAAGGACGACCCCTCGATCAAGAAGACCAAGAAGACCACGGCCCGCAAGAGCGCGGCGAAGGGAGTCAACGAACTGTGAGCCAGTGCGAGTGGCGTGCATGCAAGTGCGGGGTCAAGCGGGGCTTCGTCTCCGAGCGTGACGCGGAGAAGGCGCTCGGCCGGGCCCAGGCCAAGAGGAGCAGGCAGGGCCAGGCGCGAGGCACCATGCGCGGGCTGAAGGTCGAGAGCCGGTACTACGAGTGCGAGTACGGCGCCTTCCACCTGACGTCGGAGTCCCGAGCGTCGTACGAGAACCGGATACACGCGTGAAGCGCGGGTGGCAGAAGCCCCGAGGTGTGTGCGAGTGCGGAGACAGCATCCGCACGGCGCTCGGCTCCTGCCCGGAGCGAGGGCACCGCGAGTACACCTTCTGCCCCAAGCAGACCCCGATCAAGACGCAGCGAGAGGAGACCAGCAAGTGAGCAACGGATGGGACTGGATCGAAGAGGGCCAGCGCATCGCGGAAGCGACGAGGCAGGCCGGCGAGGTCAACGTCGAAGCCATCAAGGCCGAGTCCATCGTCTTCAACGACCCGAAGCCGGCGCCCCCGGTGTACGAGGGTGAGTTCGACTACTTCAAGGCCACGGCCAAGACCAAGGCGCCGGCCGAGTACACCAACTGCCTGACGTCCCGGTGCCCGAGCCTGTACTACGAGAACGAGATCGGCGGCCAGGCCCGCAACGTCGTGGCCCAGATCGCCAAGCTCGCAGGTGTCGAGCTCAGCCCGCCCCTCGACGGGAACATCTGGTCGCCGGCCAACATGCAGCGCGTCGTCACCGAGGTGGCCGCCATCGTCCAGGAGCGCGACCAGCTCCTCCACCTGCGTGACTCGGCTGACGTGACCAGCCAGGACCGCAACACCAAGACCGTGGCCGCGCTGCGCGAGGCCCTGATTCACCTCGGGGAGGCCGTGTAAGTGACGCAGGAACCGATCGCCGTGGTCTACGGCTACCACCAGAAGCGCCTGTTCCCGGACGTCAAGCCCGAGAACGTCATCCCCTTCCGCCTGATCCACCTGCTCAAGGGGCGAAGGCCCAGCGCCATCTACCGCACCGGGCTCGGCAAGTCGGCCGCCGCCTGGCGGATGCTCGCCGAACTGGAAGACCTGGCCTGGCAGACCGGCGCCCCCATCATCCACGAACGACAGCTTCGAGAAGAGGAGATCCCCACCCCGTGACCGACGTCCAGTTCCGTGACGATGTCACCGTCGAGCTCGTCAAGGCCAGCGCCACTGACTCCGACGTCGCCACCGCAGCCCGAGTCTCCACCATCGGAGGCAACCACGAACGCGTCGTCGACCTGGAGCGCGACGAGGGCCTGATCAACTTCCTGACGCGGGACCGACACGGCAGCCCCTTCGAGCACACCTCCCTGACGTTCTACGTCGAGGCCCCGATCTTCGTCGCTCGCGAGCACTTCCGTCACCGTGCTGGCTGGAGCTACAACGAGGAGTCGGGACGCTACAAGGAGTTGCAGCCCGTCTTCTACGTGCCGGGCCTGGAACGCCCCCTCCTCCAGGTCGGCCGCCCCGGCGCCTACGAGTTCAAGCACGGGAGCGACGCCCACTACGCCCGCATGGCCTCCAACATGATCGGCGCCTACCGCGAGGCGTACGACTCCTACAAGGACATGCTGAAGGCCGGCATCGCGAAGGAGGTAGCCCGCATGGTCCTGCCGGTGGGCATCTTCACCTCGTACTACGCCACCTGTAACGCCCGCAGCCTGATGCACTTCCTCGGACTGCGCACCAAGAGCCCGTTCGCCCAGTTCCCCAGCTTCCCGCAGCGCGAGATCGAGATGGTCGCCGAGAAGATGGAGGACCACCTCGCCGGCCTGATGCCCATCACGCACGAGGCGTACAACCGGAACGGGCGGGTGGCGCCGTGACGACACGGCCTGAGTTCCTGATCCAGCGGTACCCGACGCTCTTCAACTCCGAGCGTGAGAAGCGACTGCCTCGGTGGGCACAGGACAAGCTCGGCGACTTCCGCCTGCTCCTGATGCAGGAGGCGGCCCGGTACGAGGACGCACTGAAGCAGGTCGAGCGCCTGGAGAGCGGCCACCACAACTGACACCACCCCCGTTCGGGGGTAGCAAGACAAGACAAGGCCCCGGCACCCCCGAATGGGGGTAGCCGGGGCTTCGTCGTACCCGCTTACTCCTCGACGTCACGCCATTCGATCGTGACGTGGTCGTCCACGGTCATGCTGGTCAGATGCCGGCCCTTCGCCGGGTTCAGGGTGACGATGCAGCAGAAGTCCACCCATGCCCGCCGAGTCGGGAGCGGAAGGTTCGGCCACCCCTCGATCAGGCCGGCGATCCCCTTGACGGGGTCGAGCGGAGGGATGCCGGCCGTGCTCACCATCTGCGACTCGATCTCTTCGAGCTTCTTCTGGAGCGCCGTCGACCCAGCAGTCATCTGGGACAGGCTGATCGCACCCTCCGCGTAGGCCACAGCCAGCCCGTCGAGACGGTCCCGCAGTTCCTGTGCCTGACTCTGGAGCTGAGCCCCTGACGGGCCGTCCTGGGCGTTCTGGGACTCCAGGATCTGCCCGAGGAAGTCGGGGAACATGAGCCGGGCCAGCGTCGCCTTGCTCGCACGGTCATCGGCGATGCTGCGAGGCGTGCGGGTGTGCGTGTCCTTGCAGCCGTACACCAGGACGCCCCGGTACCCGCGACCGTTGACCGTGTCGGTGCAGCCGTCGTACCCGCACTGCCCGATGCCGGCGAGCAGGGTGCCCGGCGTCCGGCCGGTCCGCTTGCCCCCCGAGAACCGCTCCGGACTGTTCAGGATGGCCACGACCGAGTAGTGCACCTCGGGGTCAAGGATCGGAGGCCACTGCGCCCGCCCCATCACCTCGCCGAGGTACGTGGCCATCCCGGCGTAGCGCGGGGACGTGAGCACCTGCTTCACGCCGCGCAGCGTCCACCCCTTGGCGCCCGTGACCTTGCTGCGGGGCGACTGGAGCTTGGCCTCGTCCCAGGCCCGCGCGACGGCAGACAGGGACTCCCCGGCGAGGATCATCTGGGCGCCCTCGATGATGGCCGCAGCCTCGTCGGCGATGATCGTCATGTGGTCGTCGCCGTACCCGAAGGGCCGGATGCCTGCGGTGTACGGTCGGCCCTGCTGGGCGGCCTGCTGGTTGGCGAGCTTCTGGCGCGCGGCCTTCTGCTCGCCCTCGTAGGTGGCCCAGGCCGTCACCGTGCGGGCGACAGCTCGTCCGGCCGGGGTGGACAGGTCGAGGTGGCCGGCCTCGACCGCGTAGACGTTGATCCCGAGCTCGATGACGCGCTCCAGGTCCCGCGTGACGCGGATGAGACGGTCGGTGTGCCAGCACACGATCGCCTGCGGGTTGCTCTGGAGCAGGGCCTCGAAGTCGGGCCGGACGACGTTCTTCTTCGTGGCGCTCAGGTCGTTGTCGACCCAGACGTGCCGGACGTTGAGCCCAAGCTGTGCGGCGAGCGCCCGGCAGCGCTTCTCCTGCCGCTGGACCCCGTACTCGTCGCCCGTGAGATCCTGGCTGATGCGGACGTAGATGTCGCACTCGGCGACTTGCCCTGACCCGCGATTTTGCATGAAGGACATGGTACCCCCAAGGTGTACCGCTCGTTCGGCTGTTACAGCTTGAGGGTACATGCCCGAGGCCAGTCCACACACGGGATTCCCCGTTCACAGTACGCTGGTTGGGAGGTGATTCCATGTCGCTCCAAGAGAACGTCCGAAACCATCGGCGCCGCGAGGGATGGACGCAGGAACGGCTCGCCGAAGAGGCCGATCTCTCGGTGGGCACCGTCCGCAAGGTCGAGCAGGGCGGGACCGCGTCCGTCGAGACGATCCACGCACTCGCCCGAGCCCTCGGCACCACGACCTCCAGTCTGTTCGCCTCCGAGGCGCCGGCCCCCGTCCATGAGGCGGAAGGCGACGGCCCCAAGCTGACCGAGCTGCGCAAGGCGCTCATGCCCCCGATCGGACTGACCACGGTGGTGACCGAACCCACCGACGTCCGCGATCTGCACTCCATCCAGTCGGACATCGCCGACTCGCACTCCCTGTACCACGCCGACCGCTACGACTCCGTAGCCAAGCGCCTGCCCGGCATCCTGCGGGCCAGCGAGACAGCGGTCGCCCTGAGCGACGGGGAAGCACGCCAGCAAGCGGTCGTCACGCGCGCCAGCGCCTTCCTCCTGGCCGGCAAGTACCTCACACAGGTACGCCGCTACGACATGGCCTACCACGCCCTCTCGCGGGCCATCATCGACGCTCGGGAGGCAGGCGAGACCCAACTCGCAGCCACGGGCGTCGTCGGCATGGGCTGGCTCCTCCTGCGACAGGACCGCTTCGACGAGGCCGAGCAACTGGCCGCCACCACGGCCGAAGAGATCGAGCCGCGCCTCTCCAGCGCCACGCCGGGCCAGTTGGCCGTCTGGGGTGAGCTGAACCTGCGCGTCGCGTCCGCCGCCCGTCGCAACAACCGCCCCGACGTCGCCAAGGCGGCCCGGCGCATGGCTGCGACCGCCGCAAGCGCCCTGGACCGCGAGCACGTCGACTTCCGGCAGCACTGGACCACGTTCGGGCCGGTGACGGCCGAGACCAAGGTGATCGAAGACCTCGCGCTCATGGGGGACGCTCGGGGAGTGCTCAACCGGGCCGACGACGGGCCCGTGGGCGCCAAGGCAGTGAAGCGGCTCGGCCGGCCGAGCGCGAACAACTGGTCGAGGCACCGTCTGGACGTCGCGAAGGCTCACGTACTCCTCGGCTCGCACCAGGACGCCATGGACGAGCTGACCGGGGTCAAGACCGAGGCGCCGGAGTGGCTGCGGCACCAGGCGATGGCTCGTCACGTCATGCGGGACATCCTGAGCCACCGGAAGCGCACACTGACCCAGGACATGCGCGACATGGCCGTCCATCTCGGCGTTGCGGGGTAACTACCATGCTCCGTAGCACTTCCTGACGATCAGCCAGGCAACTACCACGCTGCGTGCCTGGGCTGACACGCGTCGCGCTCCTACCGTTGGATCATGGCCACGACGGAGAGAGACGAGACGGCCGTGAAGCCGGAGGACTGCGAGCTCGGCTCCCTGATGTGGGACATCAGGAAGGACGTGCCTGGAGTCGTCATGGGCCATCACGGCGGAGACCGAGTGCAGCTTCGTCCGATCAACGGGGGCACCGAGTGGGACGCCTTCCAGGTTCGGAAGCTGACGGCGCGCGAGGAGTTGAGGATTCGGAACTCGGCGCGCAACGAGCTGACCAGGCGGACTCGATGACCGGTCCGAAGGCGATCATCCGGCACGAACAATGGACGTTGACGCCCGACCGGGAGCCTGACGCCCCGCCGCTCAAGTACAAGATGGAGTGCGCGGTGTGCGGCGAGGGCTCCGAGGAGTCGGAGGGGTGGAACGAGCCGCAGGCGTGGACCCTGGAGCACTCCGGGAGGAACCCGTCGCACCACTCGTTCCGTGAGGTCATAACCAGGCCCTGGCGTACGTTCATGCACAACCGCTGAGACCGGCCCCGTCCGAGTGCTCCCCCCGTGGCGCTCAGGCGGGGCCTCCAACGCGAAGAAGCCCCCCACCCATCGCGGGTAGGGGGCTCTTCTGCGTACTCAGCGCACGGGGCAGGCGCCCGTGCTGCACTCCTCGTCCGTCGAGTCCTCGACCGAGGTCACCTCGTACTCGGCGAACTGCTCGGCGGTCAGCCGCTCGTACGGGGCCTGCTCGCGCGTCCCGTCCGGCATCAGGGTGGTGCCCTTCAGCTCGGGGAGCCAGGACTCGATGATGTCGGCGGCCTCGTCGAGCGTGTACTTGCCCTCGGGGAAGTTGACCGTGAACGAGACGGCGTTGTCGGCGTACTCGGTCTGGTACATGGCCTGGAAGGCGAGCATCGCGTTCAGGTCGATCTCGTCGGCGGACTCCACGATCGCAGGGTCGTAGCCCATCGCCTCGACCTCGGCGACCAGCTTCTCCTTGGTGGGGTAGGCCACGACCATCGTGTTGCCGGACTGGTCGTAGATGCACTTCTCCACCAGGTGGCCGGCGTTCACCGCTTCCTGTACGGTCGCGGCCTGGGCCGGGTCGGTCATGGAGAACCGGACGCGGCGCAGGAAGTACCGGGCGTAGATCGGGTGGATGCCCTCGCTCACTCCGGGGAGCTTCGCGATCGAGCCGGTCGGCGCCACGGTGGTGACCTTCACGGGCTCCGGGACACGGAGCTGGAAGGCGTACTCGCGACCCTGGTCGCGGACGACGTCGGACAGGTCGTTGATCAGGCCACGGAACCAGCCGTTGTACGGGGCCTGCGAGTAGCGGATGCCCTGCTTGGCGAGGAAGCCCTGCACCCCGAGGTGGCCGACGCCTACGCGTCGCTCGCTGTGCATGACCTCGCGCTGCTGGTCGTCGGTCATGTCGCCGTAGGTGGCCCGGATCAGGAACCGCGTCATCAGCTCGTGCGCCCGGTACAGGCCCTTGTAGTCGGGCCGCAGGCCCTTCTTCTTGGCGGCGAAGTAGTCCATGTTGACGTGGCCGAGCACGCAGGCGCCGGTCTCGGGGAGCGCGATCTCTCCGCACGGGTTGGTCGCGATGACCGGGTTGACCTCGCCCTCGTTGGAGTACGAGCTGTTCCAGTAGCCGGGCTCGCCGTTCCTGAGCATGCCCTCGACGACCTTGCGGTGGACGTGCCAGGCCATCTCGTTGCCACCGGGGCCGAAGTCGTCGATCTTGTCGCCCGAGAGGTAGCCCAGGAAGTCGTTGTCGATCTCGACCGAGATGTTCGTGGTCCAGTGCTTCGAGCCGTCCGCCTTGCAGGCAAGGAAGGCGTCGATGAAGGGGTCGTTCCACTTGCAGATCGCCATGCGGGCCGAGCGGCGGACGCCGCCCGAGACGACGCACTCGGCGATGGCGTGGTCGATCTCCATCGCCTCGGTGGGGGTCAGGTGCTCGTAGCTCCAGCCGAAGGTGTCGTCCTCCTCGACGAACCGCTCGCCGACCGCGCCGTTCAGGACGACGGCGACCTCCTGGAGCATGCGGGCGAAGGGGCCGGGGCCGCTCGCGGTGCCGCCGAAGGTCTTCAGTCGGGAGCCCTTGCAGCGCACGCGGGACACGTCGTAGACGCGCTCCTTGTGCTTGACCTCGTCGTCGGTCATGAAGGTGTCGATCAGGTCGACGAGGGCGTCAGCCCATCCCTCGCGGGAGTCCTCGACCTCGAAGGCGCCGGCCCAGTCGGAGTCGTACTGGTCGGACAGGAGGCCGGCCGCCTTCATCTCGGCGTAGTCCTGGTGCATCGGGTCGCACACGACGTGGACTTCGAGCTTGCGGCGCGGGGCGCCGTACTCGCGGAGGTAGCTGGAGCTGTAGTTGCCGCCGACGCCGCCGCCCTCCATCAGGCGCATGAAGGTGAACTCGAAGTGCCGGGACAGGCGCTCGCCCCAGGGGGCGACGTGGCAGTTGAACAGGTACTGGCGGCCCTTGACGCCGGTCGCCCACAGGTGCCGGCCAGCCGGGATGATGGCGAACACGTCCATGAAGGAGACGAGCTCGTCGTACTCGTCCTTCGCCTCCTTGGGCCAGCTCTCCATGTCGGGGCCGTGGACGAGGGCGAGGTTGCCGCGCGCTACGCGGCGGACGGTGTCGGGCCAGGTCTCCTTCGAGCCGTCGGCCAGCGTGCGGGAGTAGGTGCGGTTGTAGACGAGCTCGCCGGTCGGGCCGAAGGGAACGGTGGTCACTGGTGAAGTCCTCCTGAAGTCGTATGGGTCTCTCACTGCCGCAAGGCGGCAGCCCCGAAGGGCTACCGCCAGCGTCACTTACACAGGTCGTCCGGTCAGTTCGCCGAGCACGGCGATCACCCGCTTCAGGGTGCCGGCGCTGTACGCCGCGAGGTCGGAGAGCACCTTCACCTGGGCTGCGGTCTCCTCGCTGGTCGGCGCGGGGTTGGCGAAGTAGGCCAGACTCAGGTCGATCCGCTCGTCGAGGTAGGGGATCGCCTCGACGGCCTGCGTGTGGAGGTCGTTGAGCTGGGCCCGCTGCGCCTTGCCGGCCTTCTCCTCGTCGGTGTACGGGCGGGAGTAGATGGTCCCGGCGCTGTCGGTCTTCTCGTCGCGCCAGAAGTACAGCTCGCGCTCGTCGTCGTAGTAGTCGAAGTCGGTGTCGGTCATGCCCGCAGGCGGGGCGATCGGGGTGCTCACTGCTCAACCTCCAACTGGTCGTATCCGTCGATGTACTTGTCGCCGTTCAGCCAGGCCGTCACCTTGCCGACAGCCCGCTCGGTCGCCTCCTGGGCGGACTGCTTGCGCACGCCTCGCACGTCGGCGATCTCGTCGAAGGCGTAGTCGAGGCCGTAGCGCAGGAGGATCGACTGCCGCTCAACCGTGGTGAGCTCGGTGCGCTTCCACGCCTGCTTGATGTCGGCGATGTGGGCGTACAGGGTGTTGGCCAGCTTCGGGTTCACCTTCACCTTCGGCATGTCCGCGTCCGGGGAGTTCTCCTGCTTGATCCCGTACGCCGCTTCGGCGTCCCAGACGGCCGGGAGGATGTGCTCGACGAGAGCTCTGTTGTAGCTGCTCACTCAGCCTCACCGAGAGCTTCGAGGTTGGCCTCGTAGGAGACCTGCTTGGAGCGGTGCTTCTCCTTGGTCAGGAAGGCGTCGCGCAGGCGCTGTGTCAGCCACCGGTTCAGGGCTCCGGGGCCCGTCTCCAGCGCGGCCCTGGCCTTGCTGGGCCTGGTGGCCATCAGGAGCAACGCCTCCTGGTAGGCGTCCTCGTACTCCAGGACGGACGAGTACGAGTCGGCCGCCTTGCGGGCTGCCCGCTGGGCGATGCCGTCCGTCTCCTCGGTCACGATCGACCAGTCCGGCTTCTCGTCGGTGCTGGTACTGAACTCGGTCTCGATCAGGTTCAGGGTCACTGGCTGACTACCTCCTTCACGGGCACGCGGCCCTTGCTCGTTACGGCGACGATCAGTCCGGGGGCGCCCTCCGCGCCCTTGCTGTGCCGGAACCACGTCGACTCGGACTCCATCGACGGCACCTGGATGAAGGTCCGGGGACCGTCCGCCTCGACGAATTCGTGGTGCAGGTGGCCGGCGAGCAGGACGTCGGCCTGGTGCATGGCCGAGCTGCGCCCGAACGCTTGCCCCTTCCACCACTCGAAGTGCTTGCCGGGCCGGAACTGGTGGCCGTGCGCGTGGGCGACGACCGAGCCGGAGCACTCGACGACGACCGTCAGCTCGTCCGTGTCCGGGACGTAGAACTCGACGTGCCCGAACCGCTCGGGGTTGAGGTCGGCCGCGTCCTTGACGGCGATCAGGGACTCGGTGTCGTGGCTGTCGTCGTACCGCGTCACGCCCTTGCCGCTGATCCGTACGGCCTCGCCGTGGTTGCCGGGGACGGCCGCCATGGTCAGCCGCTCACACACCGGAGCGAAGAGCAGGAGCGCGTGCAGCATCACGCGGCGGGTGAGGCGGATCTGCTCGTTGAGCGTGAGCTGCGTGCGCCAGGTGTTGGCGCCGCCCTGCGAGACGAAGCCCTCGACGTGGTCACCGAGCCAGGCGATGTGGACGTGGCGGATGTTGAAGCGCATCCGGTACTCGACCAGGAGCTCGGCGGCCCGGTTCAGGCAGTCGATCGTGCGCTGGAGCGTGCCCTCGACACCGTCTCCGTCGATCTTCCCGAACTGCATGTCGCCGAGCGCGACGACGAAGGTGTGCTCCTCGCCGTCCGTGTCGGGCAGTACCTCGATCACGTTGACCGGCGTGCCGTCCAGGGCGGCGATCAGCTCGTCGATCGGGGGCCGTTCCCGCGCTGCGACACTTACACGCCGGGCGAAGGTGAAGCGCGTGGATACGCCCGTGTCCCCGTTGGCCATCGTCCACTCCGAGGAGCGAAGGCCGGTGACCGTCCACTCCGCAGGGTCGAGGCCCTGGCCCTGGAGTACAGCGGTGGCCGCGCTCTCGTTGTCCTCGAAGGACTCGCCCCGGACAGTGACGTCGGCCTCGTCGCCCTTGATCTCGATCTGGCGGGTGAAGTCCTTGTCGGGGTCGGTCTTCCGACCGGCAACCGCAGGAGCGGTCGGCTTGGCGAGCAGCGCGTCAGTCAGTTCAGACACTGGCCACCCCCTCTCTGCGCAGAGCGCGTCGGTACGTACGGATCGTGGAAGCGGAGACGGCCCGGCCGTGGTGCGTGAGCAGCGCTGCGAGCTGTTCTGCCGGCATCGCGCGCTCGATGAGCACCTGGACCAGGGCCGCCTTCTCTTCTTCGCTCAGGGCCTCGTAGATGGCCTCCAGCGTGGGGCCCGGCCTACCGGGCAGGGCGGTCAGTCGAACGCTCCGAGCTCGGAGGCCCAGTACATCTGGACCAGCTCGAACGTCTCCTCGCGGGTGAAGCCCTCCGAGCGGAGGGAGGACCGCAGGTCACCCACGATCGAGGCGGCGCGCTTCACGTTGGAGAAGACGTCGACCACCTCGGCCTCGACCTCCCTCTCGCCCTCGGCGCTCACTCCGCACCGTCCAGCTTGTCGACGGCGATCAGGGCTGCGGCGGCGAGCTGAGTGAAGGCGTACCGGCGCTCGGCCGGGTTGAGCGCGGCCAGGGCCTCGAAGGCGAGCGAGAGGATCAGACCGTCGTAGGTGCCGGCCTTGCCGTACTGCCGGTTCCACGCCCGAGCGCGGTCGTCGTAGGCGCGAGCCTGGTGGGCGGGGTAGGGGAGCACGGACACGTCGCCCAGCGCCTTGATCTGGGCCCGCACGTCGTTGAGGAGCTGCGTCACCGGGTCCGGCTTGCGGGTGGTCTTCTTCGACGCGGTCTCGGTGGTCTCGTTCTCGGCTGCCACTGGGTCAGTCCTCCTTCTTCTGGACGAGGGAGAGCAGGTGCTCCGCCCCGTGTTCCATGTAGGTGTCGGTCACGTCGGCCTTCAGGCGCACGGCCTTGGCGCTGCGCAGGGCTCGCGTGATCTTGCCGGTGAGCTCGGCTCCCGCGTCGTCCGGATCGGCCCAGGTCCACACGCGGTTGAAGCCGGCGAGCATCCGGCGATGCCGCCCGAACCACATGTTGGCGCCGGGGATCGCGACTGCGGGGAGTCCGATCTTGTTCAGGATGATGGCGTCGAGCTCGCCCTCGGTGACGTGGATCTCTTCGCCTGCGCGGTGGACGGCCCCCACGTTGAACATGCGGGGGATGTCGTCCTTGATCGTGTTGTACTTGCCGTGGAAGTAGTCGCGGTGGTTGTGCTCCGTCAGGCACCTGAACCGCACGGTGAGCGGCTGCCCGTCGCGCCCGAGGTAGGGGATGGCGAGCATCCCCCGGTACTTCTCATGGCCCGGCGCCGGGTCGGCGACGATCCCGAGCCGGAAGGCCAGGGCCTCGTCCCGCCCGATCCCTCGCGACATCAGGTAGGCCGCCGTATCGGCCGTGAGGTGCGCCTGGTAGGTGGCGACCGCCTCCTCCAGCATCTCCTTCTGGGACGTCGAGAGCGGCGTGAGCGGTTCGTGCTCGGCCAAGCTGGATCTCCTCCTTACTTCCTCTTCCAGGCCGGCACGTAGCCGCTGCCTGGCTTCTTGCCGGGCTTCTTGCTCGCTGCCCGGTGGCCGCCTCCGTAGCGGCTGGTGTAGCCGTCGCTCTTGGCGACCGCTCCCTCTTCGAGGCCGTGTTCCTTGGCGTACGCCTTGGCCTCCTTGAAGCCGATCTCCTTGTGGAGCTGTTCGGCGTGGTACTTCTCGATCAGGGTGAAGCTGTCCCCGCCGTTCCCGCAGGAGTGGCAGTTCCACAGCCCCTCGTCCAGGCGGTAGGACATCGAGGGGGTGTTGTCGTCGTGGAGCGGGCACTTCGCCATGCCCGTGTTGCGCTGGTCGTTGAAGTCCACGTCGAAGTGGTGCATGACCGCTTCGAGGGTCGGCTTGTTCGTCTCGCCGCCCGAGTGGTCGGAGTCGATGCGGTGGAACCTCACGGCGTCACCCCGTACGCCCGCTCGACCGCCTCGATCAGGTCGATGTCGGAGTCGGGGTCAGCGAGGAACGCCCGCAGCGCGAGGGCCTTGTCGAAGACCTCGCCCCACGCCTTGTACCAGCGCTCCAGCCGCTCGTTCGACATCACGTACTCTTCGGGCGGGAAGCTGATCCACGTCACTGCGGGTCCAGACCGAGGTAGTCCTCGACGGTCGTCAGGACGAACGCCTTGCGCCAGTTCTTGCCACGGCGCTTGACGACCACGATCGACTCGACGTCCTCCAGGTCCAGGCCCCGGTGCTTGGCGAAGTTCTCGCGCTCGACGATGGCTTCACCGAGGAAGACGCCGGGCTCGAACTTCGCGTTCTTCGCCTCGATCACCAGGTACTTGCCGTCGCCCTCGCGGATGACCAGGTCGCCCTCGTCCTCCTTGCCGGCCAGCCGCAGGGACTCGACGTCGAACCCCTCGGTGCGCAGGCCGTCGCGCAGGTCCGACTCCCAGTCGGCTCCCTTGCGCTTGTTGCGCCGGTTCCTCGCCGCGATGCTGTTGCTCAACTTACACAACCTCCTCTCAGTGAGCCGAGCAAGAGCTCGGCGATGTCTTGCGACAGTATCACACTTACGACCCGAGGGACAGCGCGACCTTCGTCGGGCTCCACTCCTCGGCCGGCTTCGCCTTGGCCTGCTGGATGATCTCCCGCTTCTCCGCCTTCTTGAAGCGCGTGTACTCCGGCTGGCAGATCATCGTGGCGTAGCGGCCGGCAGTCGGGTCACACGGGCCCATGCGCTGCTTGATGCAGGCCACGTTGTAGGCGAGCGACGTCGGGTCCAGAGCCACGGAGAGCGAGAGCTCCGGCTTCTCGGACAGGCCGCCCTTGACCTGGTCGCGGGACGGGGGAGCCCAGGGGTTCGTCTTGGCCTCCCAGTTCTTGTCGCTCGCGTGGTGCAGGATGATGACGGTTGCGCCCGTGTGGCGAGCCAGCTCGGTGCAGCCCTGCATGACCGCCATCTGCTCGGTGTAGTCCGACTCGGCGCCCTCGAAGTCCATCAGGTTGTCGAAGACGATCACCTCGGGGTACCGGTCCCACAGCTCGACGTACGCCTCCAGCTCCTCGTCGACCGCGCGCCAGGTGATGGGCGAGCCGAAGGAGAAGGTGATGTTCGAGTTGGCCAGTGCGTCGATGTACGCCTGCCGGTACTTGCCGCCCTCCGCCATGCCGGCCTCGACCATCTCGGTCGTGTCCATCGTGGCCATCGACGCCAGGCGCGAGCTCGCGGTGAAGGCGCTCATGTCCGCGCTGAAGTACAGCGACGGCAAGTTCATCTGCGCGACCCAGAACAGGGCGAAGCCCGACTTCTGCGTGCCGGAGCGGCCGGCCACCATGATGACCTCGCCGTGACGGGGGCGAACGCCCATGGCGTAGAGGTCGTCGAACGCCTCTACGCGCGGGAGTTCACGGCCGCTTGCAGCATGGAGCGCCAGGGACCTTCCAGGGGTGAGCACTCGGTGATCTCCTCTCCGTCGACTACGACGCGGCCGATGCCCGCCGCCTCGATCAAGGTGGTGCAGGCCGGGCACGGCTTGCGGGTCACGTACAACGTGGCGCCCGGCAGCTCGTACGGGTCTGCGTGGTAGATGGCGTTCGCCTCGGCGTGAATGGCCGGGCAGTTCGAGTAGTCGCTGTCCCGAGCACACTCCTCGGTCGACAGCTTCCCTCGCGGGCAGTTGCCCGCAGATGCACAGCCGGGGATACCGGCCGGCAGTCCGTTGTACCCAACGGCAAGGACACGATGTGTCCGACTCAGCAACAAGGCCCCCACCTGGGACCTCGAACAGTCCGCGCGGGTGGCCACGACGTGAGCGATCCCAGTCGCCCACTCGTCCCAGCTCGGTCTCACTGAGACCTCCCTCCTGCGGGCTGACGCCCGCTCATGCACCTCCTTCCGCTCGTTGCGACACTTACACGATCAGATCAGTCGAAGTCGGGGGCGTCCGCCACGGCCTCCTCCGCCGCCTTCTCGCGCTTCTCGGCGTAGGCGACGACCGCGTTGCGCACGGCCGCGTCGGTCACCGGACGCCACACCCACGCCGGGTGCGCGCCGGGCTTCTTCGGGGGAACCTGCTCCAGGCGCACGATCGTGGCGCCGCCGACGATGGTCTCCAGGTCACGGGCGAGGATGGTCTGCTCGATCCTCTGGCCCTTGGTGACCTGCGGGGTGCCGGCCTGGAGCGCCGAGCCGTCCTGGAAGACGGTCACGTCCGCGAGGACGGAGTCCTTCGGGCCGTTCGGGGTGGGACGCTGACGCTCGAACTGGTGGACCTCCAGGAGGATGGCCACCGCGTTGATGTTGTCCTTCGGCTTGAACCAGCCGCCGCCCTGGACCGGGATGTCGATGAGGTTGAGAGCCACTGTGTTGATCTCCTTCGTTCGTTGCCCACGCGGGCAGTTACGGTGTGAGTGAGTTACTTGATGCAGCGGGCCGGCATGTCGCCGACCTTCGAGAACGCCCAGTACCCGCAGGGTGCGGACGTCCAGATCCAGATGCTCGCGACGATGACCACGATCCCCACGATCGCGGCGAGCGCGTCTACGAGCGGGTCACGCTTCACGCGGCTGCCGCCTGGAGCGCCTTGCCCTTCGCCTTCCAGGCCGCCATGACGCCCGCGTCAGCGAAGAAGGACTGGTTCGCGGCCCAGAGCTTCTTCAGCCCGTCGACCGTGGTCTGCTTCTCGATCTCCCCGAGGATGTACGCGTTGGGGTCTTCCTTCTTGGCCCCTGCGTCACTTACACCACCGGGCCAAGGGCCGGAGGACTGCGCAGCCGAAGCCGCTGCCCACGGGTCGTCGGTCGGGGGCTTGGCCGGCTCGTTGGTGGTCTCGGAGACGACCGTCGCGCCGAGCGACGTGGCGATGAGCGCCTTGCCGTGCGCGATCTGCGTCGCGTTCACGACGATCGAGCTCAGGCTGAGACCGAGCTGCGTGTCGGGGTCCATCCCGAAGTAGTCGATGACCTCCGCCCTGATCTCGGGCGTGCTCCCCTCGAAGACCACCCAGGAGTCGTCGTATCCCTTGCCGTACTTGATCGTGACCTTCACGGTCTGTCGTGCTCCTCTCTGTCGCTGTCGTTGTCCACCGTATCCGATCTTCGGTCGGTGTGCAACTGTCGCAGTCGGCGTCTCCGGGGCGCTCCCCGTTGACGTTGTTCAACTTACACGATCCGGGCTGAGCGAGTCAACTCCGGTTCATGTGGCCTGCGTCACGAAGGGCAGCATTGCACCCTTCGTCGAGCGCGACTTGCGGATCGTGAGTGCAAGCTGCGCGAGCGCCCACCCGATGTTCAGGTCGACCCAGTACAGGTTACACACTCCCTCGCCGGCAGGCAAGTGGACGATGATTCCCCAGTCCTGGTTCACGGGAGGCAGCGGCGAGTAAGCGGCTGCCACCTGCTCAGCCGTGAACTCGGTCTTCTTCCACGCGGCGAACGCCTTCTTGTCCGAAGCGTCCACCGGGAAGATGGTGTGGTCGTACAGCTTCCCTCGCGAGTACACCGCGAGCTGTGATGCCATCTTGAGCTGGCCGTACTTGATGTTGCCGGTCTTCGTGTCCGTGATGAAGTTGCCCTTGATGGGCTTGCCGTCCGGGCCGGGCCCGTCGTAGTACGACAGCCGGTCGAACGTGCCACCCACGGACAGCTCGGGTACGGCGACGAACTGCTCGATCGCGATGACCTTCAGGACGGAGGTCGCCATCATGTACGCGGCCATGTCGTCGAGGTCGGCGCCCGAGATGGTCTTGGGCAGCGGCTCGCCACGGTCGACGTACTCCGAGAGGTCGTGCAGGTAGGTACCGCGCCGGCTCTTCTCGTTGGCGCCTGCGGCGTCCTCGGCCTGCTCGACGAGGGCGTTCAGCTTCCTCTTGTCGGCTGCGTCCTCGGGGTCCAGCTCGCGGGCCTTGTCCGCCAGATCGGGCCGCTTCATGACGCCGATCAGGACGTTGCGGGTCTTCCAGTCCACCAGGCTCGACTTGTCCTCGATGCAGTCGATGAACGTCGTGGTGCGGGTGTGACCCTTCGGCTTGCCGCCGCCCTCGGGGATGATGAGCGGCCGGCCCCAGCCGTCACGGGGGACGGACAGGTTCGGGTGCAGGGGCTTGGTCTGCTGGGGGATGTCGATGAGGTTGAGTGCCACTCAGTGTCCCTTCTCTTCGGGTGCGTCGTACGTGTAGCTGGCCTGCTCTTCTCGGTTCCAGTGCGTGTGGTTGGGGTGGTCGCGCTTCCAGGCGGACTGGTTGTGGATGTAGTCCCATCGGAGCGGACTCGGCATGAGCAGGGCGCCGGCCATGCAGGCGACGAGCGCGAAGGCGAGCGTCATGCGCTTGGCCGCCGAGTTGCGCCTCTTCTCCTGCATCTCGACCGGGGCCGGTGCCGGCTGCGCGGCGAGCGCCAGGTAGACGCGGACGGTGCCGTCCTCCAGGAGCTCGGGCTCGCACTCGTCGGCTTCCATGGGTTCCAGGCCGCGCGCCCGCGCCTGCTTGAGGATGCCGCGCATCTTCGCCGAGTCGTAGCCCGGCCTCGCGTCGATGTAGTAGTCCTCGTCGCCGTAGTCGACGACCAGGGTGATCAAGCCATCGGTAGAGCTGAGCTCCCCCTTGCCTCGCCAGTGGTCCGGCCCCAGGCCGTGCTCCATCTACCCAGCCCCCCTTCGTGTGTAAGTGTCGCTGACTTGATCCATGTTGCGTGAACCATCAACGATCTGTCAAGCCCGGTCCTTACTCGATCTTCATCGCGCTTACCGGATCTTCACGTTCCGGTAGTACGACGCAGGGTGTGTGCGGATGGTTGTACGCAATGACCGAAATATTTGAGCCATGCACCGATCCCTCCTACGCTGGACGCGACGGAGCCCCCCGTAGTTCGGATACGGGGGGCTCCGCCTGTACCTGACCTGGGCTTATTCGTTGTCCCGGTTCGGCCGGGGCGTCGTCTTGTGCTTCGGGCGGTGGATGATGTCGTCGTCCTCCGGCTGGCGCGGGACGTAGAAGAAGCCATCGTCGGTCTCCGGGTCGTAGTGCACGACCGCGTTCTCCGTCTCCAGCATCGACAGCCAGGAGTCCAGGCGTCCCTTGTCGGTGTCGGAGAGCTCCTTGCCGGCGCGGCGCCGAGCCTCCGTACGGAGCATGGCCAGCGGGTATGCCCAACGGTGCTCCTCCTTGACGAACCAGGGAATGAGATCGTCGTCCCGCACGATTCGCCGATCGAGACCGCGCCGACGTCGGAAGTTACCCCACATTGACGCACCGGTCTTGATGCCGTACTTCTCCAGGTACTGCTCAGTCATCCACTCGTAGGTGCGCCCCTCCTCGAACCAGCGGATGACCTCCGTCTCGTCCTGGATCTTGCGCTTACCCATGTGCCTCCTCGCTCTCGGTGTGTGATCTTGACTGTGCAACACTTCCACAATACCGCGCGGTCGTCAATGTCGCACGGGTAGTGTGGGAGTTACACCAAGCTACACACCGGGGAGGACGGAGCCATGAAGAAGGTGCTGGAAGTGCTCGCGTGTGACATCGACGAGAAGTTCCCCGCCAAGACTTACACCATCACATGCAGCGACGGGCGCAGCATCGAGAAGGATCTGTGCGAGGAGCACGCCGAGCCCTTCGAGGAATGGCTGGAGGAAGCCGACTTCGAGCCGGAGGGCGAGGAGCCTGAAGAGGGGTCGGAGGAAGAGCCCGAGCCCGCGCCGGCACCCGTGAAGAAGGCGCCGGCCAAGAAGGCTCCCGCCAAGAAGACCCCGGCCAAGAAGGCGCCGCCCGCTCGGCGACGCCCGCGCATCGTGACGCTCGAAGAGATCGAGGCCCAGAAGAAGGGCTGAGACGACAAGAAGCCCCCGCCAGCCGTGAGGCCAGCGGGGGCTTCCTTGTTCACTCTTCCGAGTCGTCGGACCCGTCCTGCTCGACGAAGCCGAGCGCGGTCAGCGCCTGTATCGCGACCGCCACCTCGGGGCGATGCACCGCGACGACCGACAGGACCGAGACAACCACGCCGAGCGCAGCCGTGACGAGCCCGGTCTTGGACCGGTACCTGGTAGGCAGGTGGGTCACGACGAGCGCGACCGCCTTGTTCGTGGGGGCTGCGTGCTTGGCCACGGACATCACGCCTTCACCGAGAAGCCGTGCTTGGCGCCCAGCTTCTTCAGGGACGCCAGGCCGGGGATGCCGTCCGCGTCCTTGCCGGTGTAGCCGAGCTTGCGCTGCCACTTCGCGTACGCCTGGATGGTCACGGAGCCGTAGCTACCGTCCGAGGCGTAGGTCGCGGAGAGCAGGCCCTCCGCCTTCAGCGCAGCCTCGACGATCTTCACGTCGGCCGCGTGCGTGGTGCCGCCCTGCTTCAGGCCGGGGTCGCGCTTCGCGGCGGCCACGACGTTGGACAGGTCGACGACCTTCGGGGCGGGCTTCGCCGGGGTCGCCGGCTTGGCCGGAGCCTTGGGCGCCTCGCTCGCGAACTTCGGGTCGGCGGACTTGATGCCCTCGGCGTACTTCGGGTAGCCGTAGCCGTACACGTAGGCGTCCCGGCGCACGCGCTTCTTCTTGTAGACGCCGTCGCCCTCGGCCGAGCCGTTGTCGTTGGTGTTGCCCTCGATCGTGTAGATGTACGTCGAGTCGTACGAGACCACGATGCCGGTGTGGGTGCCGCCACCGGAGCCGTAGAAGACCTGGGCGCCGACAGCCGGGTACTCCGAGAACCGGCCGCGCTGCTTGAACCAGGCGACGCCGGTCAGGCAGGAAGCGGTGCGCGGGAACAGGTCGGAGACGCCGGCCTTGTAGGCGAGCCAGCTCACGAACGTGGCGCACCATGCCTGGTAGTCAGCCCAGGCCAGGCCGGGGACCTCGCCCGCGTACTTCTCCTTGTTGTTCCAGTGGCCGTTGGACCGGCCTTCGTGGTAGCCGACCTCGCCCTCGGCGAGCGCGAGAACCTTCTCTACCTGCGTACTCACTGCGTTCTTCCTCCTTGCGTTCAGGCCGCAGTCGCGGCCATGTGGTCGTCGAGGCGTTCGGCAACGGCCAGGCGCTCTCGGCGTTCGTGGGCGATGTCGGAGCGGAGCGCGGCGATGTCCTCGCTGTGCCGCTCCTGGAGCGCGAGGACCCGGTCGAGGCGGTAGGCCACCGCGTCCAGGTCGTCGCGCAGGTTCGTGCTGTGCGTGTTCGCTACGTGGTCTCGCGCCACTTGCACGTTCTCGGCTACGTCGCTGAGCGCGTTGCTCTGGCGACGTACGAGCTCGATCAGGACACCGACGAGGGCGACGCCGACCGTTCCGCCAGCGGTGATCAGCGACACTTGCACACTGGTGTCCATGGCCAGGGAGGTCACGACGCCTTGGCCTCCAGCCGTGCGAGGCGGGCTTCCAGGTCGCTGATCTGCTTGGCCTGGCGCTGCACCACGGGGAGCAGGGCGACGCCGAGCAGGTCGTAACGCAGGGCGTCGACCTCGCCGTCCATGTACTGGACGATCCAGTTCAGCCCGAGGTCGTGAGCCTCGTCAGCGATCAGGCCGACCTCGCCCTTGCGGCCCGGACGGACTTCGCCGGTCTCCTCGTCGACCTGGTCCTTGCGGTCGTAGATGACCGGCCGCATCTTCAGGACGGTGTCCGGGTCGATCTCGAAGTCCCGGATGTTCTCCTTGAACTTCCGGGCGGAGGTGTTGCGGCAGAAGGTGCCGGAGCCCTCGACCCAGACCGCGTACCAGGTGCCGTCCGTCGCCGTGTTGGAGTACGGCTTCTTCGAGCCGTTGGCCCAGGAGATCGTGTCGCCGGACTCCAGGTACTGCGAGTGGCTGTGCGAGCTCGGCGGGTACGTGGACGGCTTCGAGGTGATCGACGTCCAGGAGTGCGAGTGGGTCGACGGAGGGAAGGTGCTGGGCTTCGAGGTGATCGAGTTCCAGTCGTGCGAGTGGCCGCTCGGCGGGAACGTCGCGGGCTTGTCGGTGATGTCGGCCCACAGGTGCGTGTGCGCAGCCGGGGGGAAGGTGGTCGGGGCGCCCTCGATCGTGGTCCAGGTGATGGTCGGCGCGAGGTCCGACCACTTCGTCCCGTCCCAGAACTCCCACGTCTTCGTGGAGTTGTTGAAGCCGAGCCGGCCCTGGCGCGGAGACTTCGGCCGCGTCGCGGTGGTCCAGGCGCCGACCGAGTTGCCCAGGAACTCGCGCTCGCCCTGGACGTTGCCGGCCGAGATGGTCGCGGCGCCGACCGGGACCGTGACGGTCGCCAGCGGGAACTCGTAGATGCCGGTGTCGGTCTGTGTCAGCGCGGGGACGCTGCCACCCGAGGTGCCCTGCACGACGGCGATGGTGATGGAGTTGGCGGTCGGGTCGAGGCGGAGCGCGATGCGGTCGTAGCGGGTCGACGCGCTCGCGGCTGCGATGGTGATGGTCTCGGTCGCCGTCGACTGGACAGCGTGACCGCGCACGATCGCGAAGCCGGGGCTGACCTTGACGTTCATGCCCGAGCTGTCGCCGTAGGTGTAGAAGCTGGTGCCTCCGAGGCCGACCGGGTCAGCGACGCCGGAGTGCGAGGCGAGCTCGCGGAAGAGGTAGCTGTACTGCCCCTCGGAGACGGCCTGGCCGTCGAACGGGTAGGAGCTGATGGACACGCGGGGAGTCCTCCTTCGGGAGAGGGGTCAGTTACTCGGAGTACGGGCCGACGTCTTCGACCACGAAGTGCGCGTTGCCGTCCGCGAGGCAGCGGACCTGGCCGTGGCCACCGGTTCCGGTAGCGGGCGACCAGGCGGCCCAGATCGCGATGCCCACGGTCAACTGGCCCGAGGGCGGGTTGACCAGGTACCAGCTCGCGTCCATGCCGGAGGCGGTGTTGGAGTCGTCGTCGTAGACGGTCACTCGGTAGTCACCGAGGCTGGTGCCGGAGGTGGTGACGCTGGACCCGGAGGCCCAGCGACACCTTGCTGCCAAGCTCTGCTTCGCGTACCGGATCAGCGTGTCGGCGTTGTCGCCTGTGCCGTCCGTGTCGGCCCGGCCGATCCGGAAGCACACCTTGTAGATGCGCTTCGGAGCGGCGATGAACGGGAGCTGGTAGACCATCGTCTCCGTGTTGCCGACGTAAGCCGTGTCGGCGAGGCCGGTCGTGATGGCCACGACCCCGTGAGGGCCGTAGCCGGGACTGAGCAGTCCCACTTACACACCTCCTTACGCGAGACCCACCCAGAAGCGAATCGAGTCGCGCTGGAGGCTGCCGATCGTGATCGAGGACGGAGCGGACGTCGCGGACGTGGTGTACGAGCCGTGCCGCCAGATGTTGTTGCCGGTGCCCATGACGGACTGGCAGGCGCCACCACTCTCGAAGCGGGCCAGGGCCGGGCCATCCACGGGGGAGGCGGTGTAGTTGAACCGCCAGAGGATGTAGTACACGCCGGGCGACAGGGTGACGGACGACGTCAGGTTCGACGACGACCAGCCACCTCCCGTGTCGTGCTGCTCGGCCGGCTCGTAGCTCGCGGTGGACATGTCGCCCGTGGCGCGCATCAGCGTGCCGGACGTGTTGTAGATGCCGGCCCAGGAGCCGGTCTTCAGTCCGCCCGCGTAGCCGAAGACGTGCCAGACGATCTTCGAGACCGACATCGAGCGGTCGATGTAGACCGCCGTCATGCGACCCGTGCCCACGCCCGTGTAGTCGAAGCCGGAGGCGCAGAAGTCCGGGTCGCCGGCCCACGCCTTCAGCCCCAGGGACTCCGGCGTGAACGAGCTGGGGACCGCGATGTCCGGGAGCTGCGCGACGGGGATCTTCGTCGAGGCGTCGAGCGTGGCGACACCGGAAGCGGTGCCCTTCTGCCCGAGCGGGATGCCTTCGAGGTCTTCGATCGTCAGGTTCACCGCGCCGGTCAGGCCGTTCACGGAGGAGACCGGAGCGTTGCCGACGATGACGACCGTGCCGTCATCCTGGCGGACCTTCAGCTTGCCGCCCTCGGCGTAGACGATGACGCCGCTCGCCGGGTTGGTGGTCGGAGCCGTCGTCGCGTTGTCGACGCCCAGGATCGCGCCAGCGCCACCACCGAAGTCAGTGGACGTCGAGCCGAGCTGGACGCCGCCCGCGAGGTAGGCGACGCCCTGGCCGACGATGTTGCCGTTGGCGCCGATGCGAGACACCAGGGAGCCGGACGGGTTCCGCCACTCCATGATGTTGTTCGTGCCGTCGCCCTGGAAGATGGCGCGGGTGTTCTGCTGGTAGGTCTCGGAGGTCTTGTAGATGGCGCCGACGTCGTCTGCGTCCAGCGTGACGACGCCCGTCATGCCGTTCACCGAGTCGACGGCTCCGCCGCCCGTGCCGCCACCCGAGCCGACCTGGAAGATCGTCCCGTCACCCTGCTTGATGTAGGGCTTGCCGGCCTTCGAGTAGAGCTGGATACCGCCTGTCGCGTCGGCAGGATCAGCGGTCACGTCCCGGACGCCGAAGGCTCCGACGACCGTGGTCTGGGCCGCGCCGAGCGGGTTGGTCGCGCCGAACGAGGTCTGGCCTGTCGAGCGCTTGGCGTACATGACGTGCTTCTGGAAGCTGCCGTCATCCTTGCGGGCGGTGATGACGAGGTCGGAGCCCGAACCGTCGCCGGGCTCGGTGGTGTTGTCCGCCTCAACCTGCCAGCGGTTGGTGCCGGCCGTCGCCAGGGCGAAGGTGCGGTACGAGCCAGCGTTCCCGCTGATCTTCGTCTGGCCGGTCAGGGTTCCACCCGAGGTGGGCAGGGCGCCCACGTCTGCGGCGCCGAGAGTGACGTTGCCGGTGTCGCCGTTCACCGAGAGGACGGGGTAGCTGATCTGCGAGATCTGGAAGCTGGTGCCGTCCGACTGCTTGACGAAGAGCTTGCCGCCCTTCGAGTAGATGAACGTGCCGCCCGAAGTCGTGGTCGGGTCCGTCGTGATGTCGCGCAGACCGACCGAGCCACCGGAGGTGACGGAAGCCGAGCCGTGCACGGTGGTCGTCAGGAACGCGGTCTGCCCACCGGAGCGGGTGACGTACACGGCCGTCTTGTTGAACGAGCCGTCGTCGTTGCGGGCCGACAGGCGGAAGTTCGAGCCGGCCGCAGAGCCGGTCTCGGCGACGTCGTCCACCTGCATGAGCCAGCGGTCGACGCCTCCTGTCTTGTAGCCGAAGGCCCGGTAGGTTCCGGCCGGCTGGTCGAGCCACAGGTACTGGGCGCCGAGCAGCGCGTTGGCGTTGGACGGCAGGGCGTTGACGTCGGCCGCGTCGAGCACGACGGCTGCGACGCTCTGGCCGTTGACCGACTGCACGACGCCGTCTGCGCCAGCCGGACCGGTGGGTCCTTGCGGGCCCTCCGGACCCGTGGGCCCGACCGTCCCGTTGTCGTAGGGGTAGTACGTAGTCGGCACTTACGCGACCTCCACTCCGCTGATGTGGGCGTAGGCCGTGGCCGAGTTGCCCTGGATGCTGATCGTGTCGTTGGGTTCGAGTACCTGCGAGAGGCGGATGGTGAAGACGCCGTTCGGCTGGATGCCGACGTTCGCAAGCAGGGGAGTGTCGTTGATCTTCACGGCGATCAGCGCGCTCGATGTGTCGATGTTCGTGGCGACGATGTCCGTGATGATCGCCTGGCCGGTCGTCGGCGTCGTGTAGACGATCGACTCCTCGGCGGGGAGCTGGCCCCGGTAGAAGTTCTTCGGCGCGGTGGCCATCAGTACACCCCCATGATCGACAGCAGTTGGTTGTCGGCTGCGGCGCCAACGTCTGACGACCGCTCCAGTTGTGAGACACGCGCCTCGGTGTTTGTCACACGCTTCGACAGCGCCGCGTCCACGGAGAAGCCGGTCGGATCGCCGAGCAAGACACCGACCTTGAAGCCGTCTGCGTCGATCTTCACGACCATGCCGGTCGCGTTGGACGTGAGCTCCTGGCCCTCGACGACGACGGAGACCTTGTCACCCAGGTACCAGTCGTGGCCGAAGCGCATGGCTCCGTCCTCCATCGGTACGACCTGGACGTTGACGGCCGTGAAGCCGCTGTCCTCCATCGCCTCGTCGCCGGCCTGCTGGAGCTCGTCCCACTTGTCGGTGTTGCGCTGGTCGATGAACTGCTCGATGCGCCGGCCCCAGTCGGCCTCTGCGGCGATGGACTCGGCCGTCTGGACCTGGAGGAACTGGCGCTTGGTGAGCTCGCCCTGACCGGCCACGATGGCGCGTGTGACGCCGGGCGGGGAGATGGCGACGCGCTGCCCGGAGAGCGATCCGTTGGCCACGTCGAGCCGGATCAGCGACGTGCGGTCGGTGATCTGGAAGGTCTCGAAGACCAGGTTCGTCCCGCGCTGCACGACACGGAATCCGAGGCTGCCCAGGAGGGCGAGCTCGGTGAGCAGGTTGCCCAGCACAGGGAAGCGGGCGGACTTGATGACGGTCGGCCCGCGCCCCCCGCTCGCCCCGTCGATCAGGTGCGCCTTGCGCCGGTCGGCAGGGGCTGTTGGACCGATGTTGGCCATGACGAAGGAGTGCATGACATCCTCCGCCACTCCCTGTCTGACATCGTGCGCGAGTGTCTGACTGGCGCCGTTGGGGTTGGTCGGATCAGGGAAGGCGAGGGCGTCCGCCAGGATGACCGTGTCAGACACGCCCTCGAAGGAGATGGTGCCTCCGGGGTCATCCTGTGTGGCGGCGAACTCCGCCGTGACCATCGGCCCGGACATGAGGACGTCGTTGGGGCCGGTCACGATCAGGCCGGCGCCGGGCTGGCGCAGGATCTGTGCGAGCGGGTTCTCGGCCGCCAGGGTCAGCGTCCACTGGCCCACGTTGTTGAAGTTGTCCGTGAGGCTCATGCTGAGCTCTTCCGGCCGAACGAGGCCGCGACGAGTCAGGGACTTGTCGCGGACCTCGACCGTGATGTCTTGCAGCCGCACTCACACCACCATCCACTTCCGGGGTCGCCAAGAGCACGCGATCTTCGAGGCGGTGCTGATGTCTTCGAGCTGCGCGGTCGCGGTGGACAGGCCAGGCTTGACCGTCCAGAAGCGCGGGGCTTCGTCGAGCTCGTCGTACCGGTTGGTGCCGGCCTGGTCGACGACTGTGCCCTTGCGGGTGTCGATGACCAGCCGCTCGTTCGCGGCCAGGGTGCCGGTCCAGGACAGCCGGTCGCCGTCCGGGGAGATGGCCAGGAAGTTGGTTCCCGGACCGGTGATCTCCCAGATCGGGTACGCCTCAGCGTCGCCGGAGTTGTCGAGCTGAATCGTGCCGATCGCCTGCGAGGCAGAGACCTGCACCGAGACCAGGCTCGACAGGAACGGGCTCGTGCTGGTGTCTCCGCCGACGTACCGGTTCTGCGCCTCCGAGGAGGTCCAGTACGGGTCCGGCGAGCGGAAGGTGATGACGGTCTGGAACTCGCGCTCGCCGACCGTGTCTACGCCGTAGCTGTACTCGCCGCCTCCGGTGCGGTAGACGTCCGTCGTCCATCGCGTGCCGTCGTCGTCGAGCATGGTGAGCGTGCACCGCCCGGCCAGCGCGAGGGCCAGCCGGGAGGTGAGCTCTTGAAGGTGCGACCGGTCTCGGGCCAGGATCTCCAGCGGTATGTCGATGTCCCTGGTGAGGACTCGACGCCGCCTGAACACGGCGCCGTCTCCGGCGCCTTCGAGCCACTGGACAGAGACGGGGGGCAGGCCGAAACCTGTCACCCCCGTCTTCGCCTGGTAGCCCAGACCCTTGTCCATGATCTCGTTCAGGTCGAGCGTGTCGGCCTGCTCGCTGGTCAAGAGGAGCTTGGGCATCTACGTGATCACCATCCGAACCGAGCACGGTTGGCGGCGGCGAACAGATCCTCTTCGGACCCGAGGCTGCTGCCCGGTGCTGCGTAGTAGTTGAGAACCTTCGTGCTGCCACCTCCCGTCGAGCTGGCCAGGGCGGTACCGACTGCGCCACTTACACCACCGGATACGCCGATGTGTCCGACCGAGGGCACTCCGATCTCGGTGTTGCCGACGTCTGCCGTGAGCCCCTGGAGGGACTTGCGGACCGCGTCGTACCGGGACTCCAGGCCCTTGATGAAGCCGTTGATGACGAGCTGGCCGGCGCCCACCAGGAGCACCCGGTCCAGAGACTCGGGGCCCTTCCAGGACGTCAGCTTGCTGGTGAGGTCACCGAGCTTCGACTTCACCGCGCCGAACATCGAGGTGATGCCGGAGATGAAGCCCTTGATCAGGGACTTGCCGGCTTCGAGCAGGGTCGAGCCGAGCGAGCCGAGCGCGGACTTCGCCTTGCCGGGCAGCTCCTTGACCTTGGACACGGCCTTGCCGATCCACTCGCCCACGGTGGAGACGAGCTTGCCGAGCGCCGAAGTGGCGGTCGACTTGATCGACGACCAGGCGCCGGAGAAGAAGCCCTTGATGGCGGACAGTCCGTCCGTCACCAGGCCGCGAGCTCCGGTGAAGAAGACGCCGATGTACCCACGGATCGCGGAGAACGCGCCCGTGAAGATGTCCTCGACGAGCTTCCAGCCGGACTTGAACAGGGCGCCGATCGCCTTCAGTCCCTTGCCGACCGAGCCGATGATGCCGATGTTCAGGAAGACTTCGAGCGCACCGAGGATCGTGTCCCAGATGCCCTTGACGAAGTTCCAGATGCCGTTCCAGAAGGTGTTCCAACCGTCCTTCAGCGTGCTGAAGTTGCCGGTGAACAGGCCCTTGATCAGGCCCCAGGCGATCTCGATCGCGCCGACGATGATGTCCCAGACACCCTTGACGATCTCGACCAGGCCCTCGAAGACCAGGCCCACACCGTTGACCGCAGCCACCAGGGCGCCGGCCAGGATCTCGATGATGAACTGGATGACCGGTACGAGGATCGGCATCAGGAAGTTCACGACCGCGAGGAGCGCATCGAGTACGGGCTGGATCGCTTCCAGCACCCGCTTGATGGCGTCAGCCAGGGGCGGGAGGAACTGCTGGATGACCTCCGACAGCATCGGGAGCAGAGGCTCGATGACTGCCGTGATGATCTGGAGCGCGACCTGGACGATCGGCTGGAGCGCGGTCAGGACCGTCTTCAGCGCGCCTGCCAGGACAGGCAGGATCGGAGCCAGAGCACTGATGAACATCTGGGCGAGGGGCATCGCAGCCGCGAGGAGCTGCCCGAAGATCTGAGCGATCGGGGGCAGGATCGTGCCCAGGAAGCTGAACGCCGTACCGAGCGCCTGGCCCACGATGGGGACGAGCTGCTGGATGTACGGGGCCAGCGTCTGGAACGCCTGCGTCAGCGCGCCACCCAGGAGCTGGATGATCGGCGTGAGCTGCGGGAGGAGCTGCGAGAACGCGCCCGCGAGCGGGATGATCGCGGCCGAGATGAGCTGGGCGAAGACCGGCAGCGCCGCACCGACGACGGAGAAGATCGCGCCGAGCGCCTGACCGACCGGAGCCAGTGCAGGGGCGAGCGCGTCGACTGCACCCTGGAGTCCGGTGAACAGATCCTGGATGCCCGACGTCACAGCGGGCTGCGAGAGCGCGTCAGCGATGGCGCCGACAGCCGTGCCGATGATCTGGCCGGCCTGCGGGAGGACGGTCGTCAGCAGCTTGCCGAGCTCCTTGAACAGGTTCTCGACTGCCGGCCCGGACGTCGTGGCGATGGTGTCCATCGCCTGGTGCGCGGCCTTGAAGACGTCGACCAAGCCAGCCTGGAAGCCGGGCGAGTCGACCGTCTTGTGGATGTTCGAGAGCGCGTTGTTCAGGGACGCCAGCGACGTACCGCCCGCCTCGGTCGCCGCGCGAGCGACGCCGGAGAGGATGCCGTACGTGTTGTAGAGGACGCCGCCCAGATCCTTCAGGGCCTGGATGCCCTCGTCGATCTCCGCCTTGATGCCGTTCTGGCCCTTGGCGGCCAGGAAGTCGGCGAACTGCTTGGAGATGTTGACGAACCACTGCGAGAGCTGCGGCAGGTACGAGGTACCGACCTCGCCCAAGGTGGCGATGATCTGCGCGAACGACTTCGTGCCGGTGGTCGCGATGTTGATCGACTTCGAGAGGTCGTCGAACATCTGGCCCAGCGCGGGCTTCAGCGAGCTTCCGAGGTTCGTGGCGAACGAGCCGAAGAAGTTGCCGAGCTCGGTCGCGGTCTGCGCGACTCCGTCACGGAACTGCGGAAGGAGCGAGTCGACCATGTTGCGGATCGGCTCGGCGGCCTTGTCCCAGAAGTTCTTCGAGATCGTGTCCTGGAGAGCCGACAGCGTCTGCTTGACCTCGGGGACGACCTTGTTGAAGTCCTTCAGGGCGGCGATCGTGACGCCGATGCCGACCGCGAAGCCTCCGAGGAGACCGGGCAGGAGCGCGACCGTTGGCCCGATCTGAGCCAGCGACGCGGACAGGCTGAAGAGGTTGCTCGCGGCCGAGAGCGCCCAGCCGGCGACGCCAGCGATGGCCGCCGCGATGGAGCCGATGACCGGGACCGAGCGGTCGAGGTTCATCAGCGTCTCGCCGATCTCACTGAAGAGCTTCTTCAGCACGCGGGCGCCAGAGAGCATGGCCAGGGCCGTGGCTACCTTGGCGACCGCAGCCTCGTTGATCTTCGGGATGATGGAGACCGTGCGAGGCCGCGTCAGGATGCCCAGACGAGCGCTGGTGGCCAGGCTCGACGAGGCCGCGACGTCGGGCTCGATCTTGATCTTCAGCGGGGAGTTGCGGTCCTGCCAGTCCTTGAGCTGGTCGGTCATCTTCCGCAGCGACTCTTCACTGATCTTCAGCTTGATGTCGCCGCCGTCGAGCTCGGTCTGGAGCTGGACCTTCGATCCGGATCGGGCCTTGGCGTTGTACTGCCGGATGGCCTTGGCCAGCTCGCCCGTCATGGTGGACGTGTCGATGCGCGTGTAGAGCTTGATCTTGCGCGCGTTCGACTGGCGGTTCTGCTGGTTGATCTTCTGGACTTCGGTCAGCATCTCGCGCAGGAAGCCGTTCATGTCCGGCTTGACCTGCACCTTGACTTCGAGCTGCTTCTCGATCGCGTCGAGCTTCTTCTGCGCGTCTCGGCGGAAGTTGTCGGTGTCGGGAAGCACGCGGACGCTGACGCGGCCGATTACCTGCCCTGCTGGCATGGGGCTACCTCCGGGCTGTGAACCTCTTGTAGATCTCCGCCACGGAGACCCGCTTGCCGGCCTTCGGTTGGCCGCTGGTCTTGTTGGGCTTCTTCAGCGCCTTCGGGCGTGGCCAGCTCGGGATCTTGGGCGCCTTGCCCTTGCCCCAGTTGCCGGTCGCCCGCGTGTTCTGGTTGATCGCGTCGAAGATGTCGGCCTGCATGTGGCGATCCACACCCCAGCCGAAGTGGTCCCTGCCGCCCGACGCGAGAGCGACGGTCAGGGAGGTGTCCGGGAGCCTCCGTACCAAGAGGTTGACGAGGGCCGGCGAGGGCCCCCGACCTGCGATCACCTCGGTGAGGTCCACGCCGTAGTGGAAGAGCAGGTCGGGGTAGATGCCTTCGCCGTACTCGTCGATTACTCGGCAGAGGCCGATGCTTCCCCCACCTGGGCGCCCTTGCCGTAGGTCTCGAAGATCTGGGCCAGGACCGCGAGGTCACCGCCTACGGCCTTCAGCAGGGCCTCGGCCTTGCGGGGGTGGTCGGCCACCAGGCGGATCGCGTCGGACAGGAGAGCTTCCTGGTCGACGTCCTCGCCCTCGGCGTCCATCGCGTCCTGGAGCGAGGCGAGCTGGTCGCGCTTCTCCTTGGGCAGCCGGAGCGGGTTGAGCAGAGAGACCGTGGTCTTCTCGTCCACGGTGATGTCGGTCGAGCCGTACTTCGCGTCGGCGGCGGCACGGATGTCGTCGAGGGAGAACTGAGCCATGGGGTTGCGGACCTCCAAGTCGTAGGGGATGCAGTGCGGTGCGGACCATCGAGAGGAGCCCCCGAAGGGGCCCCGGCTGTGCAAGGAGGTCCGCGTCACTTACACAGCCGGGGAGTTCAGGATCAGGCGGCGATGCCGGTGACCCACTGAGTGCCGTCCCAGTAGGCGTTGGAGCCGTCGCCCAGGACCACGTACTGACCGGTGGTCCACGCGGTGGTCGGGCTCGCGGTGACCAGGTCGAGGTCGGCCAGGTCGAACGGAGCAGTCGCGCCAGCCGGGGTGAAGCTACCCGGAGTGCCAGCGGTCGCGCCGGTCGCAGCGACCGTGCCCAGCGGGGTGATCGCGTACGTCCAGGAGTTGGCGCCGTAGGCCATCGGCTTCACGCCGAGCGGGAGGCCGGCCAGCGACTCGGTGTCGCCGAACGACAGGTCGTCGTTCCGGTAGATCTCCGCCTTCGGGGCGTAGAAGGCGAAGACGTTCTCGCCGTCCACGAAGACCGCGAGGAACGCGGCGACGGTCGGGGTCGGGTCCGCAGGGACACCGACGCTACCGTCCGGCAGGGTCGGGGCGTTGGAGCCGTAGTACAGCTTCAGACCCTTGACGTCGAACTGCTGGAGCGTGAAGGCCATGGTCTCGGTCCGCGCGCTGTACTTGGTGCGCAGCGACTTGTTCTGGAGCGAGCCGATGGTGGTGGCCTCGCCGCCCTCGGAGGAGATCGAGAAGATGTCCTCCAGGCTGGTGTGGCCGACGTTCTCCCACGGGGAGACCGGGACCAGGAGGTCGGTGGGGATGTCGGTGCCGACCGGAGCGGTCAGGTAGTTGCCGCTTCCGATGACAAGGGTTGCGGCGTCGTTCAGTGCCACGAAGTGGACTCCTTACGGGATGGGGTAGGGGCGGTTGCGCGGCTTGCGGATCTCGATGTCGTAGGTCGCCTCGTAGCGCCAGACACCGGTCGGGAGGTCCGCGTACTGCACGGGGCCGGAGCTGGTTGCCCAGTCCGTCTGCCGGCGAGGGGCGGACGCGAGGTCGACTCGCGTGATGTGGCCGCGTCCGGGGTAGACCACCTGCTTCAGCCAGGCGTCACGCAGGACGACGCGGACGGCCTCGGAGAGGATCGCCGCGTCCTCGTCGCCGTCAGGGTCTTCACAGAAGACGTGAATCCCGACGCGCGCTGCGTCGAGGAATCGAGTGTCGCCAGCCCAGTTCCCGAAGGATGGGTCGCGGCGTGCCAGTACGAGCGGGAAGGTCTGGTTCTTCGCGATGAGCGACTGGACCTGGATGCCGGGCAGCCCCTGTCGGAGCACTTCGAGCATCAGGTCTTCGACGGGGGAGAGTTCGGCCAACGCCTTGATCTCCGGGGGGAGTCCGGCCATCAGCCTCGACCCCCGCCGCGCTTCTTCGCCTTGATCTTGACGACCTTCTCGGTCGCAGCGCGGAGACCGCGCGAACGCTTCGGCAGGTGCGAAGCCTCTTCGAGGATGTGCAGGCCCTCCATGGGCCCGACCTCGTAGGTGTCGATGACCTTGCCTCGGTCGTCGACAACCTGCACGGTGTAGCCACCGCGACCGAGCTCGATCGAGGCGGCCGAGTTGTTGCCGTTCCGTGCGTTGGTCTCGTTGGTGTCTTCGAGCACCACGTAGGCGTCGATGTCGCCCTTGGCCATGTCGATCTGGGCGATGCCCTCGACTCGATGCTGGACCAGGAGCGCTTCGGCCCTGGCCGCGATCTCGAAGGTGCGCTCCCAGATCTCGCCCTGCACCTCGGGGAGGGAGGCGATGACCTCGGTCATCTTCTTGCCGTTGAGGCCCTTGTAGATGGTCGCCATCAGCTCGGCCTCTCTCGGATGTCGATCGACCAGTGCCTGGTCCGTCGATCTCCGTGGTGGTAGGCGGGCGGGGTGACGATGTCCCAGACCGAGCCGAGCACTTCGACCCGCGACCACAGCGACACGCCTTCGAGCTCGGCGGTCACGATCATGCGGGTGATGTTGATCTGCTGCTGGCCGGGGACTTCGGCTCGGGCCGAACGCTGCGGGATGAGCGCGCACTTCACTTCGTACGGGCCCTCGGCATCGGCGACCAAGATCTCGTTGCCCCGGTTGTCGGTGTGGTACGAGGACTTCCAGACGCGGGCAGTGATGCCGCGCCTGCGCTGCATCGAGCTCACCAGACGTCCTCGTCACTGGCGTAGAACGGGAAGTCCGTGCCCGAGCTGGAGGGGACGAAGCCGGCCGGCAGATCGTTGCCGTGCGGGCCCGAAGTGCGGCTGCGGTACAGGGAGATGTTCGAGTTCCAGGCGCTCACGCCCACGGAGATGATGCCGCCCTTGCGGCCCCCGATCTCCATGAGGAGCTTCTGCTCGCCATCGGTGAAGTAGACGGTGCCGGCGTCCTGGCCTTGGCTGTCGTTCCAGCCCAGCGTCTCGTCGCCGGCTCGGGACTGCGTGAGTCCCTGCGGGTTGGTCATGTACCGCTTGCACGCCTTCAGGACCAGGGTCCGGACCAGGCGCGGGGCGGAGGAGACGTCCGCGTAGTCGCGGCCTACGTAGTAGACGGCGAGGTCGGAAGCGTCCTCCAGGGCTGAGGTAGCGATGCGCTCCTCGTCAGCGTCGAGCGTCCAGTCGAGGCGAGCCTTCAGTTCGTCGAGTGTGGCGAAGATCGCCAAGTCAGTTCTCCTTCGCTCACGGGGAGGGGCGGGGCGCGTCACTTACACACGCGGCCCCGCCCGCTCACTCAGCCGGATCAGGCAGCCGGGGTACCGACGCCCGTGATGCGGGCCAGCTCGTCGGCCTCGTCACCCGCGACCGCACCGGTCGGCAGGCTGTCGACGGTGGCGTCCAGGTCGAGCTTGATCGCGCGCACGAAGTGCTCGTGCACGGAGACGAACGCCTGGCCGGTCGCGTCGTCGATGCCCAGGAGCTGGTCCTGGACGGAGCGGAAGCCCTTGTAGGTGTTGACGACCGAGCGGTCCGTCAGGTGCTGGGCGTCGTAGTCCTGGAGCCAGCGCACGGCGACACCGTTCGCGGAGGCGGAGCCACCGGTCACGGACGCCGGGACGCTCGGGGCGCCGGTCGCGAAGATGAACGCGGAGCGGTGCAGCGCGTAGGCGTCACCGGCCGGAACCTCCTGCGAGACGATGATGTCGAAGCCGAAGCGCCGACCGATCGCAGCCTCGCGCAGAGCGGAGACAGCCTCCTGCTCACCGACGTTGCCGGCGAGGTTCAGCTTGTCGTCGTTCAGGAGCGCGGACTCCCAGTCGGAACCGACCAGGAGGACGCGGCCCTCGCGGGGGACCATGAACTTGTTCAGGACGTCGCGGGCGCGGATCAGGGTCGCGCGCAGCTCGCGCACGGCCGTACCGGAGCCGGCGCCGTCAGCGTCGACCGAGCCGCCCAGGGTGACGGCGTAGGACTGGGCCTTCAGGGTGTCGACCGCACCGCGCTCCAGGCCGCGACCGATGGCCTCGGTCTGCTTGGCCATGAGCTTGGCCCAGCCGTTGAGGTCGAAGTCGCGCTGCTCGTCGGTGAGCTGCACGGCCGAGTAGATGTTGCCGCCGAACTGCACGGCGACCGTCTTCTCGGTGTACTGGTCGAAGGTGATCGCGGCGCGGGTACCCGGCGTGCTGGAGCCGGTCGCGCCCGAGCGCCACTCGTAGGTCCGGAAGGGCAGGACGCCCTCGACCTTGACGTTGATGGTGTCGTTCTCGGCGCCCTTGTACTGGTCGATGCCCTCGCGCTGGAAGAGCGCAGGGACGACGAGGGCCTGCTCCAGAGCGACCGCTGCGGTCGCAGCGATCTTCTCCGGCTTGATGACGCCGTGCTCAACGGTAGGCACTGGTTACTTACTCCTGTCGGTAGGGGAGGGGAGGTCCGGCGTGCGTCACTTGCACACTCGGCCAGAAGGGGTGGTCAGTAACGGTTGCGGCGAGCCGCGTAGACCGCCTTGACCGGGTCGAAGTCCTCGTCGTTGTCCTCGGGGTCGAGGCCACCGGAGAGGGTTTCGGGTGCGGCGGGAGCGACGAGCTTCTGGAGCTCCTTGGCGTCAGCCTCCAGCTCCTCCGGCGTGGTGCCGGTGAGCCGCTTGGCCAGGGCCTCGGGGAGCTCGTACTTCGCCGCGACGTCGCGGAGCAGGATCGACCGCTCCAGCGCCTCGATCTGGCCCTTGAGCTCGGCGGTCGCAGCCTCGAACTCCTCCACCGTCTTGGCGCTGGAGAGCTTGGACTCGGCCTCGCGGAGCTTGGTGCGGTAGTTGGCGGCCTCGGCGTTCGCGTCGGTGAGCTTCTTGCGAAGCACCTCCGGGGGAACGGTCTCCTCGGCCGGCTTCTCCTCGCCGGGCTTCTCCTCGGTCGAGGTCTCCGTCGTGCCGCCTTCAGGCGTGGTGCCCTCCGGGGGCGTCTCGACGGTCGTCTCTTCCGAGGTCTGGGTCTCGGTGCTGGTCTCGGTGGTGGATTCCTGCTCGGGCACTGTCACGCCTCCTGGACGCTCGTTGTGGATCGCCGAGCCTCCTGGGCTGCGGCCTGCTGTTCTTGCCGGATGAACCGGCGCCAGGCGGACACAGCCGCCTTGCCGGAGAGGCCGCGCGTGACCTTGGGCCACAGCTCCTCGTACCGGCGATTCAGCTCGTACGTGGGCGAGCTGTTGTACTGCTCACGGGAGAACACGGGCTCCGCGTAGCAGTGGCAGTTGTCGTGGTACTTGTCCCCATCGGCGAACTCAGCCGAGTTGCCGGAGCGGTAGACAGGACCGCGAGAGATGAGCATCGCGCACCACCCGCAAGGGGTTCCGGTACGCGAGAGTCTGATGTAGCCGATGACCCTGCGGTCGCGCTGCATGTGGTTCCAGACCGTCGAGCGACCGCCGTTCATGGCGATGCGCTCAGCGGCTGCCGCCTGCCGTGCGCCGGCCTGCTGGTGAGCCTCGTCGCGCAGCTTGTCGACCTCGTCAGCGCTCCGGGCGCCGTCGATCTGGTCGACCTTCTGCTGGAGGTTCGTGGGCCCGAGGGCTTCCAGCACGGTGCGGAGCTCCTGCTCCGCCTCCCGCTCGATCCGTTCCTCAGCCTCGCGCAGACGCGCGATCTCCTCGACGAGAATCCGATCGTCATCATCGTCTTCAGGCTCCCCGGAGGCTTCCCCAGGCGCGCTGGTCGCGGCCTCCGAGGAGGGGTCTGAGGTGTTGGGCCGGCCGTCCTCTGATCGCCCCTCCTGGGGGCTGTCAGCGCTTCCGGTCAGCTCGGCGAACTCACGTCGCAGCACGTCCAGCGTGATGTACGTGGGCTCAGGGTGGTACGGATCGGCGACCGTACTCCCGGTCCGCAGCGCGCGGACCAGGCGGTAGTACGCCCTGGCGAGGTCGCGGCTCTGTCGCCTGCGACCCATGACGAGCGTGATGGCCCGTCGCAGCCAGGACGTAGCGGTGGACGGCCGGCTCGTAGCCGGCACGTCCTGCCACAGCGCCATCGCCTCCTGGACAGTCCCGACACCGATCTGGTTCAGGGCCACCTGGAATGCGATGGCTGCGCGATCAGCCTCGGCTTCATGGGCCGGGGATGTCACGCTGCGACCACCTCGGTATCAGGCGAGGCGGTGATGCCCGTATCGGGCGTCGCGCGGGTGAGGGCGGTAGCGAGCTGGCCAACGGAGTCGTCCTCCTCGGCCATCTGCTCCCAGTCCTCGTACTCGGTCTGCGTCACGCCAGGGACGCGCTTCCACAGACCGCGCTTCGGGATGCCGAGCTGGTCGGCGAGCTTGCCGAGAGCGTCAGCAGCCTGCGCGAGGGAACGCGACTCCATGTCGCGCCACTGGACCTCGCCCGAGAAGTCGTCAGCCGCTTCCGCGTGACCGTCGAGCTCGGCCGCCAGGCGGAAGACCCGCTCCCACGACTCACCGAAGACGCTCTGGAACTCCGCGATCTTGCGCGACAGCGCAGTCTCGGCGGCGAGCAGAGCCTCGGCGGACAGGTTGGCGATCTGGCCGAGCAGGTGATGGGGCGGGGTCTGCGAGATCGCGGCCAGGTGCCGGATGCTCATGTCGACCGAGTCGATCAGCGAGCCGATCGGACCACCGGGCAGCGAGCCGAACTTCACGTCCGGGTCCTCCGCGAAGAGGAAGCGCCGCGCGTTGTGGTTGATCACGGCCGGGATCGGGTTGCCGGCCGCGTCGAGCTTGGGCCGGCTGTCGACCGCGAGGGCCGGGTCGGTGGTGACGTTGCCGGCCTCGTCGATGAGCTCCATCTGGAGAGGCGGCGCCATGCCGGTCACGTACCGCACCTCATGCGAGGTGTAGGTCTGGGAGACCAGCAAGTCGAAGATGGTCTGGTTGATCCGGTTCTGGAGCGGGATCATCGGCTCGACCACGCCGATCGTGCGGCCTTCGAGGTCGACCGAGGCGGCGAAGCGCGTGACCGGGCACTCGGTGTTGCCGTGCCGCTTCTTCGCGCCAGCCACCCGGACCGAGTCGAGGTCGCTGATGGACTTGAAGGTGACCGCGTACTCGTACGTGGCGTCGAACATCCGGGCCTTGCCGGGCGTCTCGCCCTTCGGCTTGGCCGTGATGGTCAGTGCGGCGTACGGCGCGTCATCGTTCGCGGGGTCCTCGTAGAGGGCGGCGGTCCGCTTGGCGGACAGGCCCTTCGAGATGACGCCCTTCTTGGTCTTCTCCGTCAGGACGAAGGAGTGGCCGTAGCCGAGCGCCCCCCGGTAGACCGCAGCCTGGCGGGCGTCCATGCGGGAGCGCTGCCAGTGCATCCACTCGGGGCTGCCCAGCGTCGTCGGGCGAGGAAGGCCATCGTCCGTGGTGCCGGCCCGGAAGCCGTCCACGTACAGGGCCTGTGCCGGCGTGCCGATCAGGAGCGGCGTCCAGTTGGACACCGCGCGCTTGGCGAGCAGCCGGTACTCGTCGTCCGCCTGGGGCGGCATGTACGGGTCGTCGTGCCGACCGTGTATGTAGTCGTCGATCCGCTGGAGCCGACGCTCGTCGCGATCGAGGATGGCGATGAGCTCCTTCGCCAGCTTCAGTGGGCTGGTGTCAGCCACGCTTCACCACCTTCCTTGTCACACTTACGCGGCATCACATGAAGTAGCCGCGACCAGTTCGCTTCCGGACCTTCTTGCCGCGCGTGCGCAGCTCGTACAGGGCTTCGTGCGCGAGCATCAGCGCCGCGTAGGCGTCGATCTTGCGCGGGGAGTCCTTGCTCTCCTTGCCGAAGGAGATGCCGTAGTTGTTCGTGCGTCGGCGAGCCGAGAGCACATGGCGCCGGAGCGTCAGGTCGCCGTCGTGGCTCAGCTTCTTGTCGAAGATCGTGCGCATCAGGCGCTCATGCGCGAGCGTCACCGTCTTCTGCGAGCCACGCATGTCCCAGCCGATCGAGTCCTTGCCGACCGGCGAGGAGACCGCGAGCGTGTCGCCGTACGTCTCCGACCAGTCGGCGATGTACGACTCCCACAGCGCGACGTCCGCGAAGAACGCCTTCACCTCGAAGAGGCGGAACGCCTCATGCACGGCCGAGTCGACCTCATGCCGGGGGACCGTCCAGTCCTTGGCCTGCTCGCCCTCCGGGTGCTCCCAGATGTTGAGCAGGACGACGAACATGTCCCGGACGCGGATCGCGACCAGCGCGGTCGAGTCGGAGGTCTTACCGCCGTCGAACCCGAGGACGATCTCGTCGCCCGGCTTCAGGCTCTTGCCCTCGTCGAGCAGCGGGTCCCACTCGGCCGGCCCGTAGATCGCGTCCTCTTCGGCCACGACCTGGTTCAGCCACATCCGGCGCGAGCGGGACGGGGCGATCGTGGCGTCCATGACGGACGCGATGATGGACTCGACGTTGAGCCAGACCGCGTCACCCCGGATCTTCGGGATGACGATGCGCAGTGACTCCGCCGTCAGCGGGGTCTCGGGGTGCGCCTCGATCGAGTCGTACATGAAGCCGATCTCGGCCATGCGGCCTTCGCGGATCTTCTCCCACGACTCGCGCATGCGCTCAGCGACCGAGTCCTCGCCAGGCAAGTACGCGTTGGTGATCGCCAGGTACCGCGAGTCCTTCTTGGTCGCGTTACCGTCGATCGTCTCGTACATCTTGTGCCCGTTGTTGCCGGACACCCAGTGGTGCGTCTCGTTGAGCAGGGTGAACGTCGTCCGCTTACCCTCCAGGGCGCGGTACGACGAGGTCACGGCTTCGAGACGCTGCTTCCCGCCATTGGCGCGGATGAGGACCGCGCCGTCCTTGATGCCGTACTTGACCTTGAAGTGGTCCGACATCAGCGACGGGATCAAGCTCATGGTGTTCGTGGTCTGCGACTGGTTGACAGCCGTGACCTGCACCCACGCCTGCGGGTGCGGTACGCCGACCGGCTCGCCGGCCTCGTCCCAGTGGGAGAAGCGGCTCGGGCCGACCAGCTCGACGAGGCAGAGCACCGCGAGCAAGGGGTCCTTGCCCCAGCCCTTCATGCGCTGGAGGACGCCCTTGCGGTGGGTGAACCTGCCGTTCTCGTCAACGGCGTACCAGTGAAGGACGAACCGAAGCTGTTCCTTCGTGAACTTCCAGGGCCCGCCATCCTCGGAGAGCAGGTACTCAGCCGCCCAGCCGGCGATCTGCCAGCCGAGCGTCTTGCCCGGCAGGACCCAACGCCCGAAGGCGTCCTTCTGCCAGGTGGGCCCGATGAACGTCGGGTCCAGGAGGTCGATCTCCTCCGGGGTGAGGACAGCTTGCTTCGCCATCGCTCACCTCCTTGGAGTCAGTCGACCTCCAGCTCCCGCTTGTAGTCAGCGATGGCGAGGACGGAGGCCGATGTCGTCTCCGGCTCGGGCTCCTGGAGTTCGATGCGCACGCGGCGCCGATCGCCTTCGGTCACCAGGAGGTTCCCGAGGGCGGAGTACAGGGTCTGGGCCATCTGCGCCGAGCGCTTCGAGGACTTCTTGTAGTGCGAGAAGTCGTCCATCAGCGCCCAGGCGTACGCCCAGTCGGACTGCTGGTAGAAGTCGGACTGCCCGGACTTCTTCAGCGAGTCGTACAGCTTCTTCGCGGCTTCGTGCCAGTCCGGGTCGGCCCGAGGGACGACGACCGGCTTCATCATGCCGCGCTTGGTCTCTTGCTCGTCAGAGCCCTTGCGCGAGCGGGGGCGCGCGAGGTCTGACTCACGGTTCGGAACGGGGCCACGAACGCCCACCGCTCACCTCCCTTCATCGGAGGACGCTCAGTGCGTCCTTCAGTGAGTCACCGAGGAGTGCGCCAGTGAAGCGACTGATCTCCTCGCCATTCCGTTCGATGACGACGGTCGGGGTGCTCGACACGTCGTAGGAGTCGGCCTTCTCCAGGCCGGCCAAGGTGTTGACGAGAACCGTCTCCGGCTCGACCCCGAGCTCGGCGAGCTCCTGCATCAGCAGAGGCCCGAACGAGCGGCAGGGCCGGCAGCTCGGAGAGGTGAAGTAGAGGACGTTCAGAACCGGCCTCCCGTCAGGAAGTGCACGGAGAGCCAGGCCATGAACGCGAGCAGCCCGAAGCGGCGCAGACGAACCCAGCCGGACGGCTTACCCGTCGAGCCCTGCTTCGTCGCGAACCACTTCCAGACGTGCTCGCTGAGGGTGTCGCCCTCGGTCTTGTTGAACAGGGCCTTGCCCTCGATCGCAGCGAAGGCCGCGAGCCATCCGACCCACAGCCAGGACCAGACGGTCACGCGGTGCCTCCTTCATGTAAGCGGGCGTTGGTTGCCGCGCGGCCCGAATGCGCGGGGTCCGAGTTGGTTCTGCCGGTCGGGGACCATGACCGCCATCTGTTACCGGCCGTCGCGCGGCCGGAAGTCTCGTGCCCCTGGTGGTGAGCCAGGGGCCGGCGCCTCACCCGAGCGAGAGGAGGACTCGGGGGCGCACGCGCTCTACAGGGAGAGGGGCCTGGAGCGCGGGTCTTACAGGAGGCCGGGGTGGGCCTCGGTCCGCCTGAAGCGCTTCTGGATCGCGCGCCGTCTGGCGTTCGCGGCCTCAGCTCCCTCGCGGGAGGACTTCTGGCGGTGGTGCCAGGAGCACAGCGAGCGCAGGTTCGCGAGGCTGTGATCGTCTCCTGGGCGGATGTGGTCCACGTCGGATGCGAGCGAGGTGCAGCGTGTACCCGCTTCTGTCAGCGCGGTGCACTGCCCTCCATCCCGCCGCAGGACCCGGAGCCGGATCTTGGGCCAGTCAGCCGGCAGGCGCGAGCGCCTGTCCGACCCTTCCCAGTTCGGCATCCAGATCACCTCCGACGTGGAAGTTGAGCCCTCGGTGACGTCCCGCCTGAACAGGCGGCTGCCATGAGCTGTCAACCCGAGGGAGTAAGTACGTAAGTAGTAAGTGGCTTCGGTCAGCGAGGCCCGACAGGGCCTCCAGCCTGCTACTTCGTCTTCACACTTACCCTTACACTTACTGATACGGAGCTCGCCCCTTGCCAGTCAGGACGCTTCTTCTGTGACGGCTGTCACACTTACACAGTGAGGCTTCGAGGCTGGGCCGCCTGGCGGCGGCCACCAGAGCTGGAGGCGACGGCGAAGGGGTTGCAGGGGGCGAAGCCGCAGGGGCGCCCCGAGGGCGCCACAGAGCAGAGCCACTGACGACCTGGGGGCGCGGGAGCGCCCCGGTAATCCAGTGCCGGCTGTCAGTCCTACGGCTTACGCTGAGGCCATGACCAACAACGACGACGACCTGACCTTCGCCCTCCAGATCGCTGGTGCCGAGCTGGCCGACACGCCCCCTGCCCCCGATTCGCCCCTCGGCCGGCTGCGTCTGTTCGCCGATGCCCACCCTGATGTGAAGCTGGATGCCGGCCACGTCCGCCAGGCCCTCGCCGGCACTCTGGGGCGGAAGCCCTGATCGACCCTGAAACCGTGGCGCGATCTTGGCCGCT